GACAAACAAGCATTAGGGTCAATAACGGGGATGCCTGGCAATCCTGTTGTGTAATCCCTCCACCCCATTGTCCCACCTGACCCAACAGGTATCCAAGCCAAAGGTTGAGCAATGGTTATACCAAAGTTGCCTGCAGTTCCCGTTGTCGCAGTTAATTGTATTTGCTCAATAGCTTGTATTCCCGAATCTCCTGCTGCTAAAGGTATTCTTTGCATTCTTGTAACCTCACGGAAACCCGTTGCACCTATATTAATAGTTGATGTTCTACTTCCTGTACCTGCTTGGTTTGTATAGGTCATTGTAAGGGTTGTAGATGCTGTTCCTATTATTGTATAAATCTCATAGAATGCAATATTCCCTGCGCCCCCTGTATTACGAGTAAGAGCAGGAGTTGGTGTTGAGCCTTGAATAGTTTGAGCTGCGGTTGAAATTCCCGAAAGTCCGCCTATATGAAATAATCTATCGTATAATAAAAACACCCCTGAAGCATTCGGAGTAATAGATGCCCCAATTAAATGTTTATCTCTGCCACCACCTGCGGCAGTAAATGGGATTGCCCCAATTGTTGTTTTATCTGGGATTACACCAATTGTCGGAACAATACCGCTTGCAGGCATACCATCATAAGTCCATAAAGAACATCCTCTACCTGATATTATAGCAGTTGCCGCAACACCTGCGACACGAGGGACTTTGTGAAAAAAGATATTTTCAGGTGTACCACTATTGCCGCCTGATTGACGGTTAATTAAATCGGATAAGTCTGTTATTGCTGCCATATTATTTCATTTTGAATTGCGTGTTCTTTTGCCTCTATAATTAGGGTCGCTAAATTATCAAGGTTAGTACCTGATTGAAATATTAACTGACCTGTTTGTGGAAGGATTTCAAAACTTTCATTACTAATTTGTAATGCCCAATCTCCCCCATCTGATAGGTATAAGATTGATTCTGTTTTAATAATTGTTTTCATTTTTTTCTTAATATATTATACATACTGTAAATAAATATCTCCGTCACTTCCGCCTGCAGGTGCTGCTGTTCCGCTTGTAATTGCTTTTTGTTTGTCATTAAATGTAGTCCAATCTGATGAATTTAATGCTCCTCTATTAGCTGCTGATGCAGTTGGTACATTTAAAGTTATTACAGGCGTTGTGGTACTATTTGCAACCGTAGAACTTAAATCTGTACCCGTTGTAGCTAAAGTTAAAGCTGCAACCGAAGTAACCGTTCCACTACCACCACCACCACCTACTGCTACCCAAGCTGTGCCATTATACTGATAGAAAGATAAAAGGTCTGTATCATATACAATTAATCCTGTAGCAGGTGTAGCAATAGCATTTCTTTGAGTGGTAGTCATTCTTGGCAATAAAGCACCTTTAGTAGTGCTTACTACTTCAAGCATTGACGATGCATTTGGTGCTGTTGTTTGACCTATTGCCATTTGACCATTTGTCGCTAAATTTCCAGCATCATCAAAAGTGATTGATTTAGTATTATCGCTATTTTCTACTTTAAAAGAATTAGTTGCTGATGTTGCACCACTACCCTTAATGTGAACGGTTGCAGTTGGTAGCGTTGCTCCAAGACCAAAACCACTTAATGTAGTTGGTCTGATTAATAATCCATAATGAGTACCTGTTATTGATGTTAGTGTAGGTGTATATTCAATACCTACTACTCTACCTGTAGCTGTACCTGTTTGTTGAATATCAGTATTAATCTGAATATGTGTTAACGTAGCAGTACCACTTGATGGGTTAAATGAATGTTGTGCGTTACTTTGATGATTGTTTATAATCGAAAACAATCTATAATTACCACTTGTAGCATTAAGACTTTGAGTCCCCGCCCCGTTGATTATCTGAACTCCATCAAATCTTGTAGCATTTAAGTTCGAACTTATTTGAAGACCCCTTGTGATATATCTATCTGAAGCTAAACTTGCCCCCGCTATAAGTTCATAGAATGTGTCTCGCATTGACCATTTTGTAGCTCCCGCAGCCGCAAACGCAAAAGTTCCATCACCATAATGATTAAAACTTGCCGTACCGTCTGAATTTTCGGCCCTAAAATTTGTTGTTGCGGCAGTGTTTCCACTACCCTTAATGTGAACGGATGCAGTTGGTAATGTAGCACCAAGTCCAAAACCATTTAGTGTAGTTGGCTTAATTAATATTCCATAATGTGCGCCTAAAATAGATGTTAATGTAGGATTATATGTATAGCCTATTACATTAACAGTTCCACCTGTTTGGTTAATGGTAGGTCTTGATTCAAAAATATTAACAAAACTATTACTTGAACCTGCAGTTATGCTAATATTATTATTTATTTTTAATATTGTGCTTTCCACTGGACTACCACCCGCAGAATGTACTATAACACCTAAATTATTAAAAGCATAATAAGATGCTGCACTACCTATAGCCCCATTTAAACCAACTGTGGAAGCATTTAAAAAACTAATAGGTGTGGTTGTAGTATTAACACCTTGCAATACTACATTAGACGTTGATTTTAAAAAGAAATTTCCTGTTTTAGAAATTCCCTCTTCTCCACTAATACTGCCAAAAGTCATCCAAGAAGAACCACCTCTTTGCAATAATATTAAATCATAATTACTACCTCCACTTAATTGATTTGATGTTATAATACCACTGTCCCCAATTTTAAAGGATGCCGTATTTGTACTATTTTCTGTAATAAATGAACTTGTTGCTGATGTAGCGCCTGAGCCTTTAGAATGCAGTGTTGCAGTCGGTACATTTATGCCTACACCTAATCTATTATTGGTATCATCCCAAAATAAATTAGCTGCATCAGAACTAAATACACTTCCATTGCTAAATTGTACTGCACCTGCTACCCCACTTGGAGAAGCTGATATAGTAATATCCCCACTACCTAAAAGCGTAGTTCCATTGATTGTTTTAATATTAGTGCCACTCACAAGAGTAGGCTGTATCCCTGCTCCTGATAAACTTACACTTGTCCATAAGGTCGTAGCAGAATCATATTGAAGGATATCATTATCAACTGCACTATTTACAGATACATTATGCAACTCACCCAACTCATATCCATTATCTACCTTTACATATATCTGACCCTGCGTTGCGTGCGCCCTAATAACATATCCAATAATCACGGTATGAACAGGAGCAGTAGGCTTTATGTTTGTTATCCTTCCTGATACCGTTCCACTTAGGTATAACACATCTCCATCTGCCCAAGTTTCACCTTGAAGAGAACCCGTTGTATTTACATCTCTAATTAATCCATTTGATGTAATAAATCCCTCTTGATTATTAAGAATTGTTTCTGTAACAAGTCCTAACGTCTCTGCGCTATTGGCATCACTATCAGCTAATGCTAAAGCAACTCTTATTCTATTTCCCTGCGCACCATTAATTCTTACTGCTTGATAATTGGCCTGTAAAAAATCTCCTCCACTCTTATTGACCACTCTTGTTACCTGCTCTTGTCCAACCTGAAGCGTGACATTGCCACCCTTTAGCACAAGGTCAACAGTTCCATCTGTATCATTCCATCTCATAACACCAACACCATTAGTGCCTGTAGGTGTTTGGTCAAATTCAACCTGACCTGCCTTCAATTCAAATTCTCCTAAGTCAACGTTTGCTGTTGCACCTGTGTATGGAACTTTTGTATTTAATGCATTTTGTAAGTCAGTCTGTGTCGATAGAGTACCTGTTATACTTCCCCACGCTGCTGAGCCACTTATAGTAATATCTCCACTACCTAATAAAGTAACTCCATTAATTGTTTTAATATTTGTACCTGATACTAATATAGGCTGAACAGCTAAATCTCCACTACCTAATATAGTAGTTGAGTTAATTGTTTTAATATTTGTACCTGATACAAGAGTTACTTGCTTTGCGTTTAATGCGTTTTGTAAATCCGTTTGAGCAGATAGCGTTCCTGTAATTCCTCCCCAAGCTGCACCACTTGCTGAACCGTAGTCCAATAATGCAATTAAGTAGTCCTCGTTAACCTCTAAGCTACCCGCAGAATCAATATGGGTTAGCCCAATGTGATAGAAGTTTGCATCAATCAAATCAACCGTAGATGAGTCCCATCTAAAGATAGCCCAATTCGATGGATTCTCTGCGTGAGTAATTAAAATTGTTGAACCAACTAAAGGTGCGTCGTAGTATGTACGTACATCTTTAACTGTCTTTGAGAATGCACTTATAATCCACTCAGTTATCCCTGAGAATGGAACGCTATCCCCTATGGGAGTCGCAAATGATATAGTTGTTGCAAGTCTTACGGCATCGTTGTCAGCGTTCTGATATGTGTACCTAAGACTTTGAGCGTCTACTCCACCTGATTTATTGAGATATTCAAATACCTTATCAACGCTGAAGTTTTTTGTAGCGTTGGCATTATTTATAGAAGTTCCAATCCATTTATCGTTTCCTTGGATATCCGTATCTAATGGATATTGACTTATTCTTCCCATAATGCAAAGATAAGAAAATAATAGATATTAGATATTGCGCAATATAACAGAACCACTTGCTAAAGTAATTGATGTTAGAGATGAACCATCAACAACAGTTATTACTGAGCCTGCAGATAGTGTTACACCTGCCAATCCAATATCAGTTAAAAAATTAACCACGTTGCCATTTTGGTCAAGTCCACTTAATGCAGACACAACGCAAGCTGCGTTTACAGAAAAACCTCTCCAATTACCTGTTGTAAGTACAGTATTAGCAACTACTTTGCATCCTGTGTACCCTGCTGTATAATTTTGTGCTGCGATAGTCATATCTTTAAAAATTTATTTAATTGCAAAGATAATAAAATTATATGAATCTATTTCTTATGCCCTCTAAGTGCTTCTTGTACATTGCCTGTCTCTCTTCGCTTATAGCGTTCCACCTTAGATGGTTTCCATCGTGCCTATCAATGTAGTCAGACAAATACACACAGAAGTCATACACGTTATTCCACTTAATGAACGTACGCATTTGCTTCTCTCCCTTCAAGTGATTATCCTTCATCTGAAAGGTGGTGTACGAGTTCTTTGGCAAGTTCTTCCAAGACCCCTCCTCCATACCTGCAGAACCACTCATCTTATACTGCAATGAACGAAAATGCCTTGTCTCTAACCTTAGCATCTTTTCGATTAGCTTTGCCCTCTCAACACCCTTTATCTGTGCGAGCTTTAGTATCGCTTCCTTTGCGTTAGCTTCTGTAAACATCTTCCTCCTCCTTTTTATATGTGAAATCACAAACAGCCTGTATAGCTGCAAGTAATGTTAGATAAGATTGTAATGCAAAGTCCTGTGTTTCCTTATTTGGAAATAATTTTGCAAATAGCATTACCAAGAATGTGCTACCACCAATGTATACCATTACCCTACGAGTAATTCTTATCCAATTTGGTGCTTTCTGTTTTCTCTTTCTAATCATAAAATTATTTTCCATATGGCATCATTTTGTTTAATGCATTTTTTCTTGCAGTGCAGCCACAGTCTTTACCTGTTTTTTCGGCAACCTTGTCTACAATTCTTTTAATACCTGTGATTGTTGTAATTTTTTCAACTGTATCACCTAAGCCTTTTGATTTCATTTTGTGTTTTTCTTTCGTCCTTCGGCAGCCTTCTTGGCCATTCCTGCCTTGCCATACTTTTTAACGCCAATGCTATACGTGATAGCATTGGCTGCTTCCTTACTCAGACCTTGTTTTTTCTGAATTTTAGTGCTTAAGGTTGCAAATTTTCCCATCTTAGCACATTTTTTTGCTCATAGAGCTTGACTTTGCTTTAGCTTTAGGCGCAGTTTTTTTGCTTGCGATTTTCATCGGCATAGTCTTTGGCGATTTTTTTGTCATTGTACTTTTCATTTTGCAAATATAATTATTTTTTGAAATATCGAATAAATATTAAAAACACAGATGCCATCACAATAGCAAACCAAGTGTACTTACCCGATTGCATCCAAAACTCTTGCATACGAGTTAGCTTATGTGGTACTAATTTAGGGCAATCACTTATAAATATGGTCTCAACTACGGTATCTTTCTTCAATACCTCCTGAAAAACAGTTCTCGTGTTCCATTTTATAATGGTCTTAACCTTAATTCCACCACTATCTACTAAAAGTGTGTCAATTTCCCTCTTCTCACTGTACTGAACAAAGGTATCTATCCTAAAACCCTTTACGGTTACATACTTTACGATAGTATCCCTGCTGATACAGCCTAATTTGGTAGCTTTTGCGTAAGCTTTGTCGCATTGTTTTTGTGCATTGCATCCTGTTAAAAGAATAAATGCGATTATAATTAAATTTCTCATATTAGTATTTACCCTGTCTGCTTTTTGGTGATGCAGTCTTCTCTTTCCCTGGGCCACCCCAAAGGTTCTTACAAGCCCAATGCCTTGCCGATAACTTATCGTTAGCCTCAGAGCATTTGTGCCTTGCCTTGAATGATTTTCTTGCTGCAGCCGAGTAGTTATTCCCGTACCCCTCAGCACCAAAGTGGATTAGCTTCTCCTGTCCGTTAGAGCAAGCCTTAACCATCTTTTTTTTGCCCTCCCTATCACTCTTGACAGGGACGTTGCACTTCATTTTACTTTTGTCTGCCATTATTTTTTACTATATCTTGGTAGCTTTGTTTTATTCCCAAGCGTTGATAATCCACTTACGCTAACGGGTGTCTGTATTTGTCTTCCACCCGTTAACTCAGTCCACTTCATTACGTCCCTGTTCTTAAAGTTTATTGCATCGAAGTTAGGCACTGTACCCTTTAGTGCATCACCTGATTGGTACTGCTCGTTCTCTTTTTTTTCAATTGGCTTTTTTTCTTTAGGCATAATAATGGTATTTTTGTATCTACAATTTAATAGACTACAAATTTAATCTTTTTTTTATGACAAAATCAAAATACGTTTTTAAGCCATCAACAGACTACCTGAAATATTGGAGAGTGGTTAGGTACTACATCAGGGCAAAGTATAAAATCAGCACAGCCGACTTAGATATCCTCCTGTTTTTATACTCAGAGGAATACTTTAGTAAGGATAAGTTTGATGAGTTCGACGAGATTATGTCTTGGGACGTGAATAGATTTGATAGACTCCTTAGAGATAGTTGGATTGTTGTGTTCCGTAAAAGAGCCAAAGAAAAAGCGATGTACGAGATATCCTACAAATCTCGAAGAGTTATAGGATGGATGTATAAGTATCTTTCAGGTGAACCAATTTCCGAGAACAGAACAGTGAATCCACTATTCAAAAAGAATATATCGTATCAGGATAAGGTCTATCGCAATATGATTATAGAGATGAATAAGTTTATAAGACAACAACGACATCTCTCTCGACAATAATGGTATAGGTATCACCATTAATTACCATAGTGTAGCCTGCTCTACTGTCGTAGTATATCTCATCGCCTTGGTTTATACCAACCACATCAGTGCCTGCCTTTACAATCTTACCTTTCTTGTACCTTAACTGATTGGCATCCTCTGCCGATAGCAATAACCCTGAAGAGTGCTTTATCTCCTCCTCAATTGTTTTTATTAATATGTATTTGCCGATGGGTTGAAATTTACTCATTTGTACTTAAATTTAATTTTTTTATTTAATGTTTTACTATTTACTTTATTAGTCTTTCCTTTTAAATTATTGGATATTGATGATTCCAAACAACCTAACTTATTAGAGGCCTCTCTTATAGAATAAAAACTTTCAATAAAATCACCTGTATAATAATCATAACATAGAACAGGAATAGCTGTTATTATTTTTGATTTATTAGATAGCCTCATTTTAGCTTTAACAGACTCAGGTGTTTTTTTTCCTATTCTTGATTTAGCTATGTTTTCTCTATGCTCTTTTGATTTTATTTTTCCCTTGTGAGCTAAAGATATTTTATTTTTCCATTCTTCAGTTCTTATCACAGCTTTTAAAGATTTAATTTTCTTTTTTAAAATATTACAAGAAAGTCCTTCAACTGTAATCCCTCCTTTTGTTTGATTAATAAGTTGACCATTTTTTAAATCTATTCTTCCATATTTAGAGATAAGCTCTATTTCCAATTCAGAAGCTTGCTCCTTAGTAAGTCCATTTTTATATATTTCAACTATGCAACCATACTTATCTACTATTCTATTCCACCAAATAGACCTTTGCTTACAATACGCTCTTTTTAAGTCTCCCATCCCAATATAAAAAATAGAATTATCCGTTTCCTTTTTGTGAAGATATACAACTTTATTGTTTTCCATTTAGCAAAGATAACATTTTTGTTTGTATTTTCCTATTGGTTTCATATTACCTAATTATATTAATTTCACCTTCTGTCTCGATTACCACTCGCGCGCCACAACTTAATAATGGCTTTGCATCCACTCCATCACCACCGTATATTATCCTACTCGGCCCTAATATCTCAACCTCGTTGCAGTAAGTATTCTTCTTGCCCTCCTTTATTGTTATCACAGGTAGGTCAGTCCCCTTTGATTTGTTGGAACGAATGTGGTGCTGATTTACGTGGATTGATTTTTTCATAATTCATCGTCAACCCATATCGGGGTCTGTGGCCCAACGTAAGCATCAAAGATATTGAACTCAGCGTACTCGATAGCCTCGTACCTATTACCTGTCTCCTTTGTGAGTATCTTAATCACCTTCTTTCTTGAGTACACAATCCTAAAGGTGTCCTGCTCAATTCCTATTATAGCTAAATCCAATCCATCAGCGAATACTAATCCATCCTTAGCGTAATGCTCGTACGTATCGATTATGTTCTGCTTCTTCATTCTGCTGAGTAGGTTCTTGCCATTGTGATAATGGCGTTGGTTGATAATATCGTTACTGCCACAGATACTGCGTTCTGAAGCGCACTTTTAGTTACCTTTAACGGGTCTATTACACCAAGCTCATACATATCTCCCCACACGTTGTTCTTCACATCAAGACCGTAGCTGTAATTCATATTAGCCATAACGATATCCTTTAATCCTGCGTTTCTCAAGATTTGATTCATCGGTGATGCTAATGCCTCGGCAAGTATCTTATCTGCAATAGATTGCTCACTTGTGTTTTTAGATAGTATCTTAATAGCTTCTTTAAACAATGCAACTCCACCACCTGGGAGTATACCCTCCTCAAGTGCAGACCTCACAGCACAAACTGCATCATCCACTCTATCGTAAAGCTCCTTCTGCTCTAAGTCTGTATTTCCACCTACGTAGATTACACCTACTCCACCTGATAAAGATGCAATCCTTGACAAAATAAATTCCTTATCAGCTTTCTTCTTAGAAATCCTGTGTGCAGACCATAACTGATTTACACGCTCTGTAATGGCTTCATTATTCTTTATGGACTTATCCCTTACCACGATGGTAGAATCCTTCTCTACGATGACTTTCTGTGCGTGTCCGAGGTCGTCTACGGTCATTATGCTAAGGTCGTCTCCTGTCTTCTCTGAGAAGTAGGTTGCTCCAACCGTTAGTGCAATGTCCTGCATCAGCTCGTGCTGCTTGTAACCGAAGTTCGGTGGCTGTATCGCACATATCTTCAATCCGTTCTTCATCACGTTGGCAGCCAACGTATTTATCACGTTCTGAGAACACGGTGCTATAATAAGCAACTTCTTACCCTCGTTTATAATTGGTTTAAGTACGTTCTCAATGGTAAGTAAATTATTTATCTCTGCATCACTCACAAGTACGTACGTGTCTTCAAAGACACAATCGTCCTTCTCGTGGTCTGTGACAAACAGGTTTGACATATACCCTCTGTCTATCTTTAATCCATTGGTGGTCTCGTAGTACGTCTCAGAGGTCTGTGAGTTCGCTATCGTTACAATACCGTTCTTGCCAACTTTCTTGTACACGTCACTTATGGTCTTACCCAAAGCTACGTCGTTGTTCGCTGAGATAATCGCAACATTCGCTAAGGTCGCATTTGATACCTTCCTTGAGTTTGCCTTTAGGCTATCAACCACACCATTAGTTACAGTTACCATATCCCTTAACACTTGAGTCTTGTTCACACCATCAACGATGTACTTAAAGCCTGCTTTTACCAAGGCCTCGGTCAATACTATCGCAGTGGTCGTGCCATCGCCTGCCGATGTCGCAGTCCTGTCTGCTGCCTCCTTCATCATCCTTACAGCCAAGTTTTCAATTGGGTCTAATAACTCAATCGACCTCGCAACAGTTACACCATCCTTAGTAACAGTAATTCCGTGTGTGTGATGTGGTGACTCTATTAGCACGGTCTGTCCACTTGGGCCAAGAGTTGACTTTACAGCCTTTGAGATTGTCTCTATACCCTTGAATAACTTTTCTCTTCCTTCCTCATCGAACTTGATGTCCTTTGGTGAGTATCCTAAATTTGACATATGATTGAATTATAATTAGGCAAAGATACAAACCTTTTCATATTATAAAAAAGAAAAAAGCTAAATGTCAGAATGCAGTTTTGCACCTTTCCTATTCTCTCTATATTAAATTATCTATTTATATATTATTTTTTTGAATAGAATTTGACTTTAAAATCAACATTTTCAACACTACTATTAATAATCAATTAGTTAACTATATGGAATTAACATAAACAGGCCACGATTACTACACAAAAAGTGTCGAAAGTATATACAATTATACGAGAATGATACTGTTCAAAAAATGTACAATTTAAAAAGAGGGGTAATCAGCCCCTCTTTAAGAAAACATAAAATATAACCCAATTCAAAAATCGTCTAATCTTCTAAGCCAAGTATCTTCATTTTTACCTCAGCTCGTACATAAGCTTCCTCCATCATAGAGATTTTTTTCTCTCTCTTAATCATCTGCTTTGCATCAATTGCTTGTTGTAATCCTGTTACACCCATAGGTCTATTATCAGGCTTTCTTTCACTTGAACCCATTAATCCTTTTTTCATTTAACAAAGGTAATACTTTTTTTCAGATAATCATAGTGTTTGGATACCCCATAGCGCTGTGGAAGCCGACCCGATTTGGAAAGTCATTTTATTTTTAGGGGTGGGGGTGCTGATTACCTTGCCCCTTGTCTGATTTTTTGGCTTTTTGCTACACGTGTGCGTGTGTGTACGTGTGTGTGTACGTGTGTATGTGTGTGCGTTATGCGTGTGTGTGTGCGTGTGCGCAGTTCCTTTTGCTTGCTGTATGGTGTGTGTCCTTGTCTATTTACTGAGAGACAATATTTTTTATTCAATTGTATTGCATTCTATTTGTGCTGTAATTTTTACCTGATGCATTACCAGTATGCGCATATTTTCTTGTAACTGATTGATTCTCATTCAAAATGTCGGTTTTATTACCTATTTGCGCTGTCTTAATTATTCGCTCACGTGTTTACTCACTTTGCGCTGTCTTATTTGACATAATTTTTAATACTTTTTTCTCTCCTTTGCCGATTTTAAGAATATTTGCACCAAAAATTTATACTTTGTGTCCTTGAAGACACAGTCATATCAACAGTCTTCACGTCTTGCACTATCCCTATCCCTTGCTATCACTACATAAACGAAAGATGGTGAACATCGAAATCACATAAAAACATTCTTTTTTAATTTTTTTTTAAAATCTTTCTCGCTCATTATCAGCAAGTTACAGCTGAAAATCACTTTTTTTTAAAAATATTTTTTTACCTATTGTTTATGTCATATGAATACCCCATCTTTGTATTGTTGAATTAGACGAAAAATAAACGAGACATATACTACATATATACTACATATAACATAAACAATTAATAATCAATCAAATGGAACAATTACTAACAATCGAACAAAACTTTCTAAGTTTACCAACATCTAAGATGGGATTCAACCTTACTGAAGTTAACAAGGCAAAACGCCTAATTACAAATGCGCAAAAATCGAAGTTTGCACACACTATGCATTTAGCATCTTGCATCAAAACAGCTGTGGAGTATTTCGAGTCACCACAATGCCAAGCATTAATGCAGACTGAAGGTATATCTTGGAACAAGGAGGATTTAGGCATCAAGGTATTCGGATATCAAAAAAGCTATTTTCATAAATTGCTTAGGGCATCCAAGGTGAGTGAGCAAATATTGACTGCATACAACAGCAAATGTGACGAGATAGCAGATGCCGAGCGCAGTATTGCAGGACTGCTTGAATTTAGCAAGAACGTGAATGTAGAGGTGAGCGCAGATGCAACAGCAGAGGAGATTGAAGAAGCAACAGCAGAGGCAATTGAGAGTGCATCAATAGAGAGAACACCGACCATTTTCACAATGTCCTTTAAAAATCCAAACGGATGCAATGTAGCTGTAAGGATTGATGCTGACGGCAAATTGAGTACTACCAACAGCACTGAGGATATTATGAACGCAATTGCTTTCCTACAAGCACAATTGACAGCCTAAAAATTGTGTCTTCAAGGACACAAACCAAACAGCAGAGTATGGTATCCAAGGATGTTCGATTCGTCCTCTCTGCTCCACAAAAAATCAAAAAAAATCATATGGCAACAAAAACCAAAAAAATCGAAGAGTTAGTTTACACTACGGATGGCAATTCAGAAAGAGGCGAAGTACAGCACTATCATCGTAAACCACACCCGAGGGAACTGCAAATTGGTGCAAAGCACACCGACATAGCACAGCTAAAGCCAAACCAAAAGCAAAACCTAATCAAGTTTGCCAATGGGGACTACAGCTCAAAGTTCACCATCGGTTTTGAGGTCGAGAAAAACAGCCTATCAAGGGGCGCAGTCAAAGAGTATCCATTGTTTTGTGGATTCGAGCGTGATGGTAGCTGTGGTTACGAGGCAGTGACGAACATTTTGCCTTTGCTTCCATCGGGTAAATGGAGAAACAAAGTTTTCTCAATGATGGTAGATGCAAAGCGCATCATCGAAGACCAATACAGCCCATCTGATAGGAGATGTGGAGGTCATTGCACCATAGCTGTGGAGGGGATGGATGGTAGAGAGATAATGGAGATGGTAAGAAAGAATTGTGGTGTTATATGGGCAATGTTCAGAAATAGACTAAGCAATAGTTACTGCTCTCATAACCAAAGACTCATTACGGATTATGACCATACACGTGATGGTAGCAGATACCATACAGCCTTAATCAAAGGCAATTGCTTAGAGTTTAGGCTTATTGCAAGGTTTCAATCGGTTAAACAAATGATGCGTAGGTATGAATTGTTTTATGAATTGGTAAACTTTAGTGTAAACAAGCCAAACGGAAAGTTCAAGGAGTTTTTGAAGATAGTAAAACCAATTGTACTATCTATGTATGAGGGTGATGTGGCAAAGACTGAAGAGATAATGACCTTATCGGTTAAGATGCAAGATTACATCAACGATGGTACTAACTGCGACGAAATCAGAGAGTTCGTGAGAGGTTGGTAGTGTCTTCAAAGACACAAGCAAGGTTTGGAAGTTAATGTTGGGTTCGAGTCCCTTCCCTTGCTCTAATTTAATATAATAAAATGGATACGTTAAACAAACAACAAATCGAAAATGTACTTAATGCCTACAAACAAATGGCTGAGAGTATAAGGTTATCAGACAATGAGACAGCACTTGCAATGTGCGATGCAAACTTTATGGATTTAGACATCGATAGGTATTGCAAAAAGGTTATGGGCTTGAACATAAACTTACTTGACATCGATGCAATCATCTTTGGTAGGGCTTATCACCTATATCCTACACCATACGGAATGGTTAATAGGTATAACAAGCATCCTTACGATGCATTGGTAGACAGAATCGTAATTTTAACAAAATATTTAAACCAACAATAATATGAGAACTATCATCTTTACTTTAGCATCTTTCGTCGGTCTTTGGATGGTCTTCCAAGGCTTAGCGCATCAAAACGGACTAATGATTATGGGCGCATTGCTTGTATTCTTTTCATCCTTACTTTTACTTTGGGCAGAAACAAAAAACAAATGAACAATAAAAACATCAAGTTCTTTGAGATTGAGTACAATTACAAAGACAATCCGACAGCAGAAAAAAGGACAGCACTTGTAACCGATGCCGAGTACAGCAAGAAAGTATTTATGGACATCGATGATGAAATCTTCCACTACGATATGGACGAGGACTACCTGAAGGTATTGGTCGAGTTAGGTGGCAGTACGTTTAACGATTTCATAGTCTACAGCTACAAAGCAATCGAGAGTGTCCTTGAAGACACAAAGGAAGATAGAATGTACACCGAGATAGAGATGCGATTAGCATTTACGATGGGTAGTCTTCATCAAGTGACGGGAGTTAGTTCTATCGAGGAGGTATTAGAGAAATTAAATAAAAATATATGAACAAAATAAATTTTGGCAAGGTTGTGACGATAGTTACAACAGCCGTAGCACTAATGATTTCAACAAGAGCAATCTTGAGCATCATCAAGGACATCGTATGCAATGAGCATTCATTCTTGGGCATTGCCCATAGGTTGACAATCATTTTCATCATCGCATCGTTAACATTTTTAGCAATTAAATTCCTAACCTATGAGGACAAGTAGTATGATAACAATAGAAGATGTATCGAGTGTATGCAGTCAAATGGACTGCACACTCACACAAGAGCATATGCAATGGATAGTCGAAAACTATTCTCAATTCGAGATGGAAGACTCAACATCCAATTGGTCGGAGATAGTGGAGGATATTATTTATAGAAATTTTAACGAACAAATCAAACATTATACGTTGTTAGATATAATGAATACAGAATTAAAAACATTATACGTTGTTAGATATAATGACGTATACGGAAACGGAGACAAGCAAAAACTTGAGGTCATTGTTCAGGATAGGAATCAGTTCTTAGAATGGTTAGAAGAACACAATGAGTGCAGAGGTTCTGAGGACGAAGGCGAGGAAGAGTTCGATTTAATACCATTACCCCTATATAAACCAACAGTATGAGCGATGAACAATTGTACGACATAATGTGCATCGACGAGGATGGCTATGAAATAGCGCACCAAAGAGAGATGTCATACCTGAATGCCCACAAAGAAAAGAATCGCCTTGAGAGTCTGTATCCCAATATTGTATACTACCTATCGTTGTCAGTGTTAGAGGAAGAGGAGGAAGAGAGGCATTATAACGAACGTGCTGTAGATGGGTGGGAGGATATGTTCCCTGAGTATTAGTGTCTTTAAAGACACAAAATTGTAGGATAGAGTATACATTAGGTGCAAAAATCAGGCTTAATGTATGCTTTATCATACGTCAAAAAAATAAATAAAAATAAATTTGGATAGTATATATAATTGTACTATCTTTGTACCTTAATTAAACGAAATATAATATGTGCTTAATAATAATCAAACAAAAATCAAAAGAAGTATCAGCAGATGTACTAAAGTCTGCATCAAAAATCAACAGAGATGGGTTGGGTGTGGTGTGGTTGGATACCTACGAGGTAAGCTACCACAAGTCTAAGGAGTATGAGATTCTGAATACGGATAGACCATACATTGCACACTTCAGGTATGCGACGGTTGGTAAGGTCTGCATAGAAAATACTCATCCGTTTGTGTGTGGTAAGAACGAGAACGAATTGCTTATGATGAACGGAACGATACGTGGCTTGGGTGATGCGAACAAGACAGACAGTAAGGTTCTTGCAGAGTCACTTGGAGATATCGATAGGGGAGCGTGGAGAGGTGAGTTAGCTAAGCATCCTTGTAGGTTCGTGACCATCAACAAAAAGACGAAGTCATTCGAGATATTCAATAAGCATCTATACACCCAAAAGAATGGTGTGTGGTACTCTAAAGACGAGGTGCTTGAGGATAACTATATGGCTGTGTACGGCACACTAAAGAAGGGTAACGGGAACTATTGGTCTTACTTGTATGGTTCAACACACGTTGGCAAGGGCAAGACAAAGGATTTGTATCCATTGCTAATCGAGGGGCTTCCGTATCTAATCAATGAGAAGGGAGTTGGTCATAACGTATCGGTAGATGTGTTCAAGGTGACTGACAGCGTACTAAAGAAAATAGATGCGTTAGAGGGGCATCCGAATTGGTATAGAAGGGAGCAGATACCAATTGTAGTTGGCAAGAAGGAGGTTATGTGTTGGGTATACTTTAACCCAAGGGAGTTGCGTTCTGATTCAGTTATGCATAAGTCATTCGAGTGGAGCGCACCACCAAAGAAGATTGCGCATCAGCTACCATTGATACCAATTTCAAAGGATAAGAGTTTATTGGACGAGTGTACTCAGTACACGTATTGGGAGGACAAGTGGGATGATTTTGACAGCATCAAGACACACAGTCCCGTATGCATTGGTTGTTACGGAGACGTGATAAACGATAACTTTGGTAACTACTACTGTAACAAGTGCGATAGTTGGTACTCAGAGAGCGAGGTGATTAAGTTTTAGTGTCTTTAAAGACACAATCTTACTGACGCAGAGTAAATGCAATGTAAGTGAGATTACCAACAAAGGGGTGCAGTATCCTATAAACTGCATTATAAAAAAATTAAATAAAATAAAAATGAACAAACAATTTGTGCCTTACAAAGAGGCATCTGCCTTAAAAGAACTTGGATTCAATGAAAAGTGTCTTGGATATTATGGTATCCAAAATGAATTGAAGATTGAGATTAGTTCTAATTTAGATACTAATTTAACAAGAAGAGATTTCTATGCTGCCCCAACCTATTCACAAGCCTTCAGATGGTTTAGAAAGAAGTGTAAATACCACCATTACATAGAGCCGATATATAGGGACGGAAAAGTTTATTATGAGTATTGCGTAGTTAATTACCTTGAAGACGAAAAGAACTTTAACGAAGAAAATATTGCTTCTACATACGAGGAGGCAGAACTTGAGTGCTTGAGAAAATTAATAGAAATAGTAAAAATTAAATAAAATAAAATGCTAACAGAATTAACTTGGAACAATATCTTTATAAAGGGTAGTAGTTCCGTATTAGATGGTATTGAAGAAAAGGTCTTTAGTCCAAATGCAGACGAGTACTTGTACAGTTTTCTTACACTAAATGAGTCGATGCCTAAAAAACTAAAGCTAACGTCATTGGTCTTGGAGAGGTTATCACCCACTGAGATGACGATTAACGTGGATTCAAATGGAGACCTAATGAATGAGTTCCTATTGAAGCTATCGAGCGTGTATAAGGTTCACATAACGTGCAAGTACGAGGATGATAGTATGGACATCGGAGGGACATTTGTCTGCAAAAATGGGACAACTTTAAAGGACTTGTCTTACAGCTATTTGGCGCATAGGTACATCGAGGATGGCATTGACGCAATTGCTTTAGACGTTGAGGAGTACATAAAGGAGGGAGAGACCTTTGAGGAGTTTATGTCAGAGCAAGGTCTGTGGACAATAGTAACCAAGGATGATAGGGAATTAATTTACGATATGTTTAATCAAGAATAATTATGATAACACCAAAAGAAAAAGCTGAAGAGTTAGTCCTAAAGTTCAAGGAAGTCTCTATGGGATATGGATTCAATGATGCAATGTGGTATATACCATCAGATGTGGCAAGGCTATTAGCATTGCGTTGTGTTGATGAGATATTAGATGCAGTTACTACCATCGCAGATAAACAGTACGATTATTGGCAAGAAGTAAAACAAGAAATAAAATTATTATGACAATAAAATTTATAATTTGCGTTCAGATAGAGCGATTGCATCGGTACGTATTTGACAATGTATACGTATCAGACAATCGTAGTTGGGGCGCAAGGTATGTGCCAAGGAGATGGGATAAGACAGCAGTAAGATGCCTTTTTATATTGGCGAAGTTGTTCCCTGACTATAGGAGTTATTTAAGAAAGAATAGTACCAATCCAAAATATTTAAGATATACAATATTATGAGCAGTAAAGACCATAACATAGAGTACATAAAGCTAAAGGAGAGGTACAGAACACTATCGGAGTTGGATGCATCTGCGAGTAGCGAACACAAAATGCATATTAAGATAAACAAATTATTAAAAGAAACACTTAGACAAATTTTAAATTATGACTTCAAAAAATAAAAGTGTCCTTGAAGACACAAAGCAAACTGCACTACAGCAATTGATAGAGAAGCTAAAGATGGACATCGATTACTACGATTCATTATTAAGCCAAGAGGACTACAAGGCTTACCACAAAGGTCTTATTGCTAAAAAAACACAAGCACATAGCACATTAGACGATGCAGAGAGTCTATTGGGAATAGAGAAAGAGCAGATAGAAAATGCTTATAGAGATGGTAGAATAGAAGCAAATATTCCCAAAGAATTTAATGTAAAAGGAGAACATTATCATAAATAAAATGAACAGCTTAAACAAATACCCTAACGGGTTCGACAAGTACCTTAACGCACTAATGAAGTTGCTTAGGGTTGATTTTAAAAACGTGTCAGTTAACAGAGGCAGAGAGGCAGTGACCTTCTTTTACTCAGACACAGAGGGAGACCATCAAATGAGTATATACAACGGGTATATGCAAAAGTGTTTTGAGGGTTCAGTTATGCCAAGGGAGATAGAATACTTACTCATAGAAGGAGATGAGACTAAAGAGTAATATGAGCTTCAATAAAGAGAACAGACGATGTCCTAAGTGCGATAGCGATTGGGATGGTGGTTCAATTGTAGAAACCTTCAAGGAGAAAAGAGACAATGGAGAGCAGTTCTATAAGTGTATGAGTGATGATGATATTGATAAGATGGTAGATGAGCTTTACAGACCACCATATAGATGGGGAAGGGAGATAGGCATTGAGTTGCCGTATGACCATCCAAATCACTACGATGGCATATCGTACATCAAGTGTCCTGACTGTGAGGCTATATTTGATAGATGGAGTGGAGAGGAAACAATATTATGAAAGGAGTAAAGCCAAGACCAAATGACATTCGGGAGAATGGTGCTGAGAAAAGAGAGAGAACTTTAAATGACTTAATAAAAAAAGCAAAGGAAAAAGGTTTAATACATTCAATAAAATATGAGCAAGCTAATAGCACGAACGATAGTTCCAAAGAATAGACCTACGTTCAACACTTGGATGAAGTATATCCATAACGAAATAAATAAAGTGTCTTCGAAGACACAACAAAAAATACTTAAAAATAAATTTGGATAGTTAATTCTATTATACTATCTTTGTACTTTAATTAAACAAAATATAATCAAATGAACATTTTCAGAATCAAAACAACATCGTGGCAGGAGGAAGACTTTATACTAATGACCACATTAACAGAGGAGCAGATAGACAAGGTGCTGTCTCCAATCGTAGACCAAGAGAGAGAAGGAAGCAGTGAGTACGACAATGACTCATTAGTAAAGGATTTAGAGGATGCGTATCCATTAGCTATAATCGAACAGTACAGTACGGAATTAACAACCATAATAATCTAAGGATATGGCAAGATTAATCAAAGCAAACAATTTCATCACCAACGACGTAGATATATCAACGCTTGAGAGGATGCAGAAGCTTGTCGGTGGGTACATAGAGCTTGTGTACCGACACGCTGAGGGAAAGATACTAATATGTAACGAGGAAGGGTTACTATTAGACCTACCCGAAAACGAGCAGATACTAAAGAAGTACGGCATCCATCTATGTGGAGACGTGATAGAGGCAACATCAGAAGAATTAAATTAAAATGAATCAAAAATTAAATGACCTAATTCTCAAGGAGAAAATGTCAACCAACCCGAACAAGAGCAAGATACTATTCTTGCAGAATGCGATGGACAAAGGTCTATCAATAGAAGGCTTTCGTAATTCAGGACGCATAGTAACCAAGGAGGACTTCCTTAAGCAGTTTGTTATACCACCACAGTTGGAGAAGAGTTCGACAGACGTGATGGAGTACTTTGATGGTAGCTATATTCAGATGTTCCCTGATGGACTGTATGGCATCTACGATGAGAGTGGCTTTATGTATATGTCTCACAAGCTAAATGATATTGAGGAGGTATTGTTCAAGAGATTTAATAATGAATAGTCAATTAGATATAGTCAACACAGTGGAGGAGATACGAGAGTTACTCCTTACAAAGAACAACGCATACGGAAATTCTGCACTTGAGCCAATCAATGTATTCAGCAAGGGCAACGCAGTCGAGTCATTGTGCGCACGCATCGATGATAAGTTGGCAAGGATAAAGAATAGTGGACTAAGCGACGTAACTGAGGACACGCTCCTGGATTTGAGTGGGTATATGGTTTTACTAATAATAGCAAAGAGAAATGAAAAAGGAAATTTTTAAGGAGTACGCAGATAGGATATCCTCTGCGTTTGGAATAGAACAACAGATGCTATTCACAAAAACAAAAAAGAAGGAAGTGGTTGATGCGAGGTTCTTGCTGTACTATATGTGCAAGGAGAGACCAATGAAGCTAATCTACATTCAGGACTATATGGGTTCTATGGGATATGACATCAAGCATCCGACAATACTTTACGGGATATCACAGGTGGTTAAGAAGATGCAAACAGATTCTGACTACAGAAAAGTTGTTAAGACCATAAGTAAAAATGTTAACCCTTAGTCAGATATTCGATATTGCGATATCAGATAGCTATGCACTAACGCATAAAGGTAACGGATTCACAGAGGTGTCTCTGTACATCGTAAAGATAGTAAAGGACACAGAGAGTGGCGAGGTCTCAATTTACTCAAGCGAGTTGTCAGATAATTGGTACACAGAACTTCAGGACAGAGAGCTAAATATTTTTAAAAATAATGGTTGGAGGTATGGAGTTTATGTATTAACTTTGTCGAACTTTAGTCTAAAACACAGAAGGCTGTGTACGATGCTTGAGTTGTTGAAGTTGGGGAAAAAAAGAGGAAAGCATTCTATATCTTATTTAGAGAATGAGATTAGGATTGTAGAAGAAAAGCAAAAAGAGATTACATTAAAATTAAATAAAATCAAATGACGAAAGAAACAAAATCATTGTCCGTATTCGAGAGATTATCGGCAATCAACGTGAACGACAAGGTAGAAAAGAAGGATAACCTTACTTACTTGTCTTGGGCTTGGGCTTGGAGCGAGGTTAAGAAGGCTTGCCCTGATGCAATCTACAAGATTGGAGAGACTCAGTACACCGACAAGCTTGGCATTATGTGTCACACAGAGGTAACTATTGAAGGAGAGACTCTAACTATGTGGCTACCCGTGATGGACTCTAAAAACAAGGCTATGAAGACTGAGCCTTATACCTACGCAACAAAGTACGGAGAAAAAACAGTTGATGGGGCTACGATGTTTGACGTTAACAAGACCCTTATGAGATGCTTGGTTAAGAACTTAGCTATGTTTGGTTTGGGTATATACATATACGCAGGAGAGGACTTGCCTGAGACTGAGACAGTGGCACAAGCAATGTCTACAGCTACTCCTACAGTAAGCACCCCTGATAATAAGTTAGCCTTAGAGGTTGGTAGTACAAATTGGGATAGAGTTGTAAAGTATGCAACAGAGAACAAGGGTATTGGTGCTAAGAAGATTATAGAGTCCTTGTCCATTAAGTACAAGATTAGCCCATCTGTAAAGACTGAAATCACTAAAGTAGTTGCTTAAGTTATGTCAGTTGAGATACTTAATCGCTTGCGTGATGATGATGATTATTACGGAGCATTCGGAAAGCAGTTCCTTTCTAATTCAGATATCGATGCGTTACTAAATAACCCAAAGGATTTTGGAAAGAAGGGTGGTGGCGACAATACAAACTACGCCAAGGGTAGATACTTCCATCAGTTAATACTTGAGCCTGAGAAGGCATCAGAGACAAAGTTTGTCGAGGCATCTACACGTACCACGAAAATCTACAAGGACTTCATCGAGCAGAATAAACTACCGTTTGCTTTGCTTAAGGCTGAGGGAGAGGAGATAAGAGGTTGCGTTCAGTCGATGATTCAGAACATAGCTTTCTTTGATGGTATCAGGCAGGATGGTAATCAGTACGAAGTCCCTGCTATTGCTGAGATTAAAGGACTTATATGGAAGGGCAAGGCAGATATCGTATGCACAGATAAGTTGATTGACCTAAAGACAACGAGTAACATCGCTGATTTTAAGTGGTCAGCAAGGAAGTATAACTACGATAGTCAGTGCTACATATACCAAAAACTATTCGGCAAGCCATTAGTCTTCTACGTGGTAGATAAGACAAGTGGTATGCTTGGTATATTCAGACCCACAGATGAGTTCGTTAGACGTGGCGAGGAGAAGGTTGAGAGGGCTGTCGAGGTATACCATAAGTTCTACGGAGATAATCCAACAGAGAGCATAGAGTACTACTTTATAGATGAGATGCTATAATAGTGTCCTTAAAGACACAAAGTAAACAAAGTTTCAGGAATAGTTTTTAAAACAAAAGTTAAATAAATAAAAAAAATGTCAGAAGAGAAAATTTTCGCAGAAGGATTCAGTTTCAAGCGTAGAGAAAACGCACCTGAGTTCGTAGTGGGCAGACAGTCTATCAAGGTAGATGAAGCAGTTGCCTTCCTAAACAAACACGCTAAGAATGGTTGGGTTAACCTCGACATCAAGCAAGCCAAGAACGGTAACTACTACTGTGAACTTGACAATTGGGAGAAGGGTGAAAGCACCCCACAACCAAAGGTAGAAAAGAAGGTAGCACCTCAATCAAGTAAACCAATTGATGAGCTTCCGTTCTAAAACCAAACAAGAAGAAAAGTTAAAGGGGAATTTATTCCCCTTTTCTTTCCTCTTTTGTGTGTTAGTTATTACATTTGCACCCCTTCTATATATATATTATTAATTTATATATATTTATTTTTTCTCTTATATACATAAAGAAAAATTAACATTTTCAACACTAATACTGAAAATCAAATAGTTATAATCAAAAAACCAACATAAAATCAGCATAAATATGACATCAACAATCACAATATTCAAAAACATTAAAGAAACAGAGACTCCATTCTATAGAGATGTACAAGTTGTATTCAATAGAATCAAGGATGGTGCTACTAAGGACTTAGTAAAAAGGATTAGATTAGAGAAGAACAAGACAGAGCGCAACGAACTAAAGAAGATGCTACCTGCTATTTGTTTTAGTGGTACATTCAATAAGCGCAACGACAATTCACTCATCAAGCATAGTGGTCTTATCTGCTTGGACTTCGATGGATACGAAAAGACAAAGGAAATGCTTCAGGACAAGGAGAACTTAAGCAAGGACAAGTACGTTTACTCTGTATTTATTTCTCCATCGGGTAATGGCTTAAAGGTATTGGTTAAGATACCATCAGAATCAGAGAACCACATAAACTATTTTAACTCCCTTGAGAAGCACTTTAATTCAGGATACTTTGATAAGGTAGTCAAGAACATCTCAAGAGTCTGTTACGAGTCGTATGACCCCTTAATTCACGTAAACGAGCAGTCTTCTGTATGGGATAAGATTGAAGAGTCTGAGTACACAGAGATTAATAAGTTCAGGGACACACCAACGATACCAATCACAGATGAGAACAAGATTGTAGAGATACTTGTAAAGTGGTGGGTTAAGAAGTATCCAATGGTTGAAGGACAGAGAAACCAAAATATTTACATATTAGCGATGGCACTTAATGATTATGGTATCAATAAGTCATTGGCAGGATACATAATGTCTCAGTACGCTACCCAAGACTTTTCTTTGATTGAGATAAACAGAACGATTGATTCTGCGTATTCCCAAACGGGGAACTTTGGAACTAAGTACTACGAGGACGAGGAGAGGGTAAACCAAATAAAGGTAAAGCTAAGGAGAGGTGTATCAAAAAAGGAAATTCGGTATCAGTTAGAAGAGTCTCGTATTGATTCCGATGTTATTGATTCTGTTATTAGCAGAATAGAAGAAGAGAACTCAAGCCAAACTTTTTGGGATAAGAACGAGAAGGGTGTTATAAAGATAGTTCACTTTATGTTCAAGGAATTTCTTGAGGATAATGGTTTCTACAAGTACTGTCCCGAAGGTAGCAAGAACTATGTGTTTGTTAAGGTTACAAATAATCTAATCGACCACACGTCTGAGAAAGAGATTAAGGATTTTTGCCTTGACTACCTACAGCAGATTGATGACCTGAGCATCTATAACTACTTCGCTGACCAAACAAGATTCTTTAAGGAAGATTTCCTTACGCTTCTTTCAACGATTGACATTTACTTTATCGAGGATACAAACGATGCATCTTATCTGTACTATAGAAACTGTGCCGTTAAGATTACAGCAAACAACGTAGAGCCGATTGACTACCTTGACCTTGGTGGATACGTTTGGAAGGAACACGTTATCGATAGAAAGTTTAAGATATGCCCGAACAATGAGTGCGATTATAAAACATTCGTAAGCAGAATATGTGGTAATAACTTAGCGAGACTTGATACAATGGAGTCTACGATTGGATTCCTAATGCACGGATACAAGAACCTATCTTACTGCCCTGCAGTTATCTTAAACGATGAGGTTATAAGCGATAACCCTGAAGGTGGAACGGGAAAGGGATTATTTATGAATGCCCTAAACCAAATGAAAAAACTTGTGGTTATCGATGGTAAGCAGTTTGCGTTTGAGCGTTCTTTCCCTTATCAGTTGGTGTCAGCAGACACGCAGATACTTTGCTTCGATGACGTAAAGAAGTACTTTGACTTTGAGAGATTGTTCTCAGTGGTTACAGAAGGTCTTACCCTTGAGAAGAAGAATAAGGATGCGATTAAGATACCATTTGCCAAGTCACCTAAGATTGCTATCACAACGAACTACGCAATTAAGGGTAGTGGTAATTCATTCGCAAGACGTAAGTGGGAGGTTGAGTTGCATCAGCACTACAACAAGAACTACACGCCCCTTGATGAGTTCGGTAAGCACTTCTTTGCAGATTGGGATGATGACGAGTGGTGTCAGTTTGATAACTATATGATTGCTTGTCTTCAGCTATACCTAAGAAGAGGATTGATTAAGAGTGTGTTTGTAAACCTTGCCGTTAGACAGTTGTCAGCAGAAACGTCTCACGACTTTATCGAGTGGTGTGGTCTACTTATGGATGGACAGACTAACCCACACTTGGCTATAGGTCAGAGGATTCATCAGCAGGACGTTTACTACGAGTTTATTCAGGAGTACCCTGACTACGCACCGAAGTCACGTATGAGCATCAGCAGAATGAGATTCTACCAATGGCTTGTATCGTATGCACTATACACTACAGGCGTTCAACCACAAGAGGGCAGAGATGCACAGGGCAAGTGGATGATGATTAGACCAAAGCCAACACCACCATCACAACAAATTGAATTAATATAAAAACATTATGAGCAATAAAAAACAAACCGCAGTCGAATGGTTATTTGATAAGATAACACAAAACCAAGATATTAGATGGAGAGGTACACAATATGAAGATTTATTTGAACAAGCCAAAGCAATGGAGAAAGAGCAGATTGTAGATGAATTAAAGTTTATAGGTAGTTATTTTGATGTCAGTAAGATGGACGTTTATGAGATAAGACATCATATTAGATTTACGAGCATAATACAAGATAGAATCAATCACTATAAGATAAACTTATGAAAGATGTTATAGCACATAGATTCGGTTATACAAACAAGATGATGTACGAGCATTGTCTTGTTCTGTATAACGTACTAAACCAATCAATGGAGATTAAGGAAGGTAGAGGCAAGGCAGTTATAACAAAGAGAAAGTTTAAGTACAATAATTCAGATGATGATAGAGAGTTAGTGGAGAACAGTTTAAGACATTATAAATACAAAATGGAAAACGAAAAAGTAGAGTTCAGAGGCTATCAAAAAGATATCATAGCTAAAGGAATTGAAAAGCTAAAGCAGTACGGCTTTCTGTACTTGGCTATGGAGGTAAGAACGGGTAAGACACTTACGAGTCTTGGCATTGCAGATGGTATGGGTTGCAGAAATGTTTTGTTCATAACAAAGAAAAAAGCAATCAGCAGCATCGAGTCTGACTACGATATGCTAAACCCTGCATTTAAAATAGTTGTAATAAACTATGAGTCACTGCATACAATAAAAGCCTTTGACTTTGATATGATAGTTTGCGATGAAGCCCATAGTATGGGAGCTTTCCCAAAGCCAAGCGAGAGAGCCAAGTTGGTGAAGGAGTTTATTGCTAAGAATAAAAACCCTTATGTAATTCTCTTGTCGGGTACGCCAACACCTGAGTCCTACAGTCAGATGTACCATCAGGTCTATGGCATTAAGGGAAACCCATTCAGTCAGCACAAGAACTTCTATAGATTCTGTGACGAGTACGTTTCCATTAAAGAGCGAATGATTAATAGCTTACTGATTAAGGACTACTCAGGTGGTTCTCAGAAGATACTGAACGTGATGATGCCGTACACCATAAACTACACTCAGAAGGAGGCAGGCTTTAAGGTTGAGACAAGAGAGCATATCATCAAGGTTAAGATGTCTGATATGACCTATAGCTTGACCTCTAAACTTAAAAGAGACCTTGTAATCCAGGGAAAGGATGATGTAATACTTGCAGACACACCCGTTAAGCTTATGATGAAACTGCATCAGCTGTACTCAGGGACTATAAAGTTTGAGTCAGGCAAGTCAATGATAATGGATTTATCAAAGGCAAAGGCCATATACGATAACTTCTGCGTGGCTAAGATTGGTATATTCTACAAGTTCAAGGAGGAGCTAAATGCATTGATGCAGGTCTATGGCCCTGAAAATCTAACCACTGACCTTGGTGTCTTTGAAGACACAGATAAGTCAATCGCTCTTCAGATTGTATCGGGTAGAGAAGGTATCTCGCTCAAGAAGGCTGAGGCGTTGGTGTACTACAACATAGACTTTAGTGCCACGTCCTATTGGCAGTCCAAGGATAGGATGACCACTAAGGATAGACTTGAGAACGATGTGTATTGGATATTTGCTGAGAATGGTATAGAGGAGAGCATATACAAGGCTGTCTCGGATAAAAAAGATTATACCATAAACCATTTCAGAAAAGATTTACTAAATTCGTAGTCTATGAAAAGCAAGAGGAATACAAACGCAGGAAAGCATCCATCGTACGATAAACTTAATATGTCAGCTGAGCGCATCAAGAAGAAGAAGGAGTACGACGCAGAGTACAGTGCCACGCCTGAGCGTAAGAAGTACAGAGCAGAGCTTAACGCTGAGAATAAGAAACGAGGAACTTACGGCAATGGCGATGGAAAGGATATAAGCCACACCAAGAGTGGCAAGTTAGTGAGTGAGATTCAATCAAAGAATAGAGCAAGGAACGGACAAAACAAAAAATCAACAAAGAAATGACAGAACAACAAATCCAATCAAAAAGAATCAAGGAACTTGAGGCTGAAGGCTACTACGTTATTAAGCTAATCAAAACCAACAAGAATGGCATTCCTGACCTAATAGCGATACCACCAAACACAAATGTCCTATTCAATGAGGTAAAGACTCAAGCAGGAAAGGTGTCTGCCCTACAGCAGTATAGAATTGATGAACTAAACAAATTTGGATTTAACGCGTATGTCTACAGAGGAGAATGAATTTTACGTAGACTATTGGTTTGACGTTGAGTTAAGCCGTTTAGATGGGGCTTTGGCTAAAGATATAATGAGACAGCTCGGAAAGATTATGAGGACTCTCCCTGAGAAGGAAGATGTTTCTCAGGTAATCGGAGGTGTTTCATTAATCGGTGAGCCTGTATACTTTATGGTCGAGTATTTAAACGAGCGCAACTACGAACCTGTCTTAGAAAAGCTTTCAATCGTGGACGTAGACACGTATTTAGACCTAATGAACCTATCAAAAACAATCAAAAATGACCCACAAACAATTAAAAGAAGACGTAGAAATACAACTAAAGTCTATAATAAAGAATAGGCTGCGAATAGATATCGACAAATCAACAAGAAAGACAGCTCCTGATGTAGAGGCTAAGATGATATACACGAAAATACTAAGGGATGAGAGGTATACGTGGCAGTCAATAGCCAAGAGCATAAGCAGAGACCATTCTACATTAATGTATCAATATAAAACATTAAATAATTTGATTAAATTTGACAAGAAATTAGAAAGAGATTACATTCAGGTAAAAGCTGATTTTTCATCAGGGGAGGAATATCTTGAAGGTCAAACCACCACCGAATTGAAAAAAATAATTAATACTTTGTCAAGTGATAATAAAATTCTAATTTTGAGAATCAAAGAACTTGAAAATAAAAACTAAATAATATGTCAAAACCTTCGGCATTCGATAGGGAGAGATTGGTTCACATTAATCATTTAATGGACACTATCCACGACTCTTCGAATGAGATATACGAGTCCCTTGTTGATGGAGATATCAAAAAACTTAATGAAGATATAGCAAAGCTGATATTTATATTAAGGGAAATCAATCCATCTGAATTAGGTGATTAGCAATATCCCCGATACGGAGTACAATTTATACCTATGGCTTAAGTTATATTTTATTCCTGACCTACAGCTATGCACGAATAAAAAGTCAAGATACGACTGCTACTCAGAGAGGTTTAATATAGATATCGAGCTTAAGTGCAGAAGAGTCCACTACGATAAACTTCTTATTGAAAAGTATAAGTACGATGCACTTATTAATCGCTCAAAGAAGGAAGGCACTATACCACTTTACATAAACTCAACACCTAATGGTATCTATGCATTTTATCTGCAGTCGATACAGGTAGAGTGGGAGCTTAAGCTAATGCCAAAACAAACATTCTTCAAAGAAAAGCAGAGCATCTTAAAGGTTGTTGGGTATCTTGATATAGAAACATCTGTTGATTTAATTGACTTAAAAAATAAAATGAGTTAGCCTTCTAAATATTATTTCAAAAGGCAAAGATAGTCAGGTGGCGAAATGGTAGACGCAAGTTTGTAGGTTTTATGTTGCGAGTTAAAAACAACCTTAAAAGTGAAGTTAACCATCACAAGTGCGTATATAGTACCTTATGTGTTCCAAACCTATATATGTTAGTGTGAATTAACACACAAGTTAAATAGCAACTTACAGGTTCGAATCCTGTCCTGACTGCAAACATAGTACAACGAAAAGGACGATGGCTGATTATTGGTCTAAGGGTGTCCAAAACTCTAAGATGCCAACAGAGGTAGAAAAGACTCCCGATGCAGTATCTGTTAACAATAGTCTGAGTTGTACTATGTTTTATGTCACAGTTTTTAAAATAATTGTGACACTATCTTGTTCTCTTCGAATCCCAATATCCCTTTGGGGCTACTCGGTCAGGAAGAGATTCTTGGACTTTATCCCACTTCTCCTCCTGCTCGAATTTCCTCGCCACTTCAGGCTTATTCTCCATAAGCCATTTTCTTTGTGCTTTACTCTTAAAAGGCATTGTTAAAATGAAGTTTCTCCAAATGTATTTTCAGATTTCTTTTTTCTTTTACTCTTCGGAGTGTAGTTATACATCTCGTCTTTTAGCTGCTGCTTAATTCTTCTTTTCTCTTTGTCTAAGTCTTTCTTAGCTTTTATTGCATCGTAGTCAGGAGAATTAGGCCCGTAAGTTCTTTCCCAAAGCTCACGGTCATACCTCTTCATATCGGTTTCACTTTCGTAGCCCTGAAGCATCTCTTCCTTTGCCTTCTTTTTATCCCCTGCCGTTCTCTCTGCTTTCTCTAAGTCCTTATAGATATTCTGTAGTACAACCTTTCTAATATCTTTATACATTGGAATGAAACCAAGATTACCCAATACCTCTAATGGTATCCTAACGTACTTTTCATCTTCTTGTCTCTGTCTCGCTTCAGCTGTTTTCTTCTCAGGCTCAGTTGCTTTTCTTACGATTAAGTCTGCAGTCTTTAAAATAGGGCCATAAGCAGCTGTAAATTTCATCAGAAAGTCTGATATACCTGTCGGTCTTCCTGGTTTTTCAGTAGGCATAATTGTATACTGAATGGCATCCTTATACGGGTCATAGTCTCCCTCCCTTAAAAAATCTAACTGTTCTTTATTGAACTCCTCAACACCAAAATTAATAATACCCTTTGTAGCGTTACCAAAATCTCTTCCAAATAATAACGATGTAAATGCAGACGCAAACGCTTGACCTAACTTTTTGTCAATTGATTTGTTCTTAGGTTCAGCTCCATCTAATTCATCCTCTTCGTCATCTCCATCAAACATTCCCGTTAGAGACTCTGCCAACATCTGACCGATTAGAGTATATAAAATCATACGAGTCATAACAGCTGCAACAACTGCAGCTCCTTGCCTTTGCGACATCTCACCTCTTCCAACCATAGCCATAACACCTGTTCTTGTAGTAGTGTATTCATTAATCAAGAAATTTGACATAAAGTTATTGAATGCGTTAAATGCTTTTTTGTATATGCTTTGGTTTGGTTTACTTGTCCCTTTAAGCATACCCATAAATGCATTATCGGTAGAACCTGCCATTACAGCCCTTTTATCAGCCAACTCTCTTGCTTGCTTTAATGCATCCTGATTCTCATTCATATAAGCCTCATCATTAGCTGCTATTTTAGTAAAGTCAGGAGACTTGCCTGTAAGTTCTTTGAATCTATTCTCGAATGCACCAAACCACATTGGCCTCATAATTAATTTGTCGGGAGTAGATATCAATGCATCGGCAGTTAACTCAACACCATTAACCCATTTTTGAGCTGTGCTATTCCATAGTTTTGATATAGTATTTGAAAAATTACTTTTTGCTCTACTTCCCTTAGTTCCTTTTGCCTCATTCAATACACTTGTGTCAACGAATTTACCTGACAGAGAATTAGTTGGGAATATTCTATTGGTCTCAGTACTATTCAAATTATTCATAGCCTGCAACGCTTCGGGAGATGTGATAAATTTAAACAACTTAGCACCTGCCATAAAACCTTTCGGGTCTACTATAAGTGCGAAACTTGCATTTGATGTTAATTCACCAACAAACCTAACGGGACTTGCAAGAATCGCTCTGTATCCTTGCTTCTTAATAAAATTAAATACTTCATCTCCAAACGATGTTTCTGTATATGAGTTCTCTAATAAGTTTGATGTAGCCTCATTGAATGCTTCTTTGATTGCATTGAATATAGGTCTGATATTAGAATCCATTCTGTCGTTTTCAGTAAGAGATTTTTCAGTTAGGTTTAGTGTTCTCCTAGCTGTTCTTATTGGCTCAGTTAAGTGGTAGTCCATCAAAACAAACTTGGCACTTTTTTGAACTGATGAGTAAACATCAAAATTCAACGCAGATATTTTCCCTGTTCTTTCTACTAATGACTTTGCTTTTGTAGAAGGGTTAAATCTATTTTCTACATTAGCTATAAAAGATGCCGTAGCCATTACATCATCTCTGCTTGTGTCAGGTATAACATTTAAGTGGACATAGTTCTCTAATGGCTTAATCTTGTCTCCTCTTATAATTGCTGCTGTATAAACTGCCTTTGGGCCAAGCTCTAAGTTTATATTTTGAAGAGTATCTATTGACCTTTTCTCAGCATCATTGAACGAGTTATATAGTGCCTCATTGTCAAACACATCACCGTTAGAGAAATTTTTCAGGATACTTTGAAGCATATCAGCGTCTCCCTTCTTGAAAGAGGTGGTCTCTGTATCTATTCTTTTTATTGTCTCTTTCAAAAATCCAATAACATTATTTACTTGTTTGTTATTTGGGTTAGATAAGAACTCCTCTTGAATCATATAAGCCATCTGCTTATACTTAGAGAGTACAAAACTATTATGGTCATTACCGAATGAATTAATAACGTCTTGTTCAGCTTTTGAGATTTTATCTTGAACAGTTTTTAACTCGCTTCTAAATTTAGATGATGCTTGAGATGCCATACCAAGTAAAGAATCGAATATATTTTTTGTCTCATAATTCCCGAAAAGTTGGTCAATGTAAAACAGTGGGTTTCTTCTTACCATCTCCTCGATTGCTCCCTTCTTGGTTACAATGGATTTTATCCTTGAATATATCGCTGTAATTGGCAATGTCTTAGCTATTTTAATAGAACTCGATAATTGCTTATTGTTATTTTGAGCATTAATCTGCTCTACAGCTAATTGAGCGTAAGTTGGTAGGTATCCGTTATTGATATTATCCAATACCTTTAAAATATTCTGAAGTTCATTTATAGAAAGAGACTTCAATCCATCTGTTTTTAATAACCTCTCAAGCCTTCCTGCAAGATTCCTTTCATCTCTACTTGGCAAAGAAGATATTTGCATTACATCAGAGTTGTTAATTTCTTTTATAAGCTCTTTTTTTATCTCCTCTTTTTCAGCTTCTGTTAATTCTACTGCTGCTTTCTTTGGAAGTATCTTTGACTTATACTTCTTCATTAACTCAAGCTCATCCTCAGTAATGTCTTCCTTTATTAGCATCTCTTTTAATGTATCAGCATAATTCAGGCTTCCATCGTCGTTATAGACTTTGTTCTTTGTTGCGTTAAACCTATCTGCTAATTCCATTGCTGCAGACTCCTCATCTCTTATCGCATTCAATACATCATCTGACATATTAATCATATCAGATAAAGGTGGCAATGATAAAACTGCTTTCCTTTGGCTAAAAGTATTTACTAACGATATATACTTATCTAACACACTCATTGGTATTAGAGATGGATTGATTGAGAATAATTTTTGAAGTTTTGGTGCAAGGATATCAGATATGCCAATCTTAGTACCTACGTTTGCTAAAGCATTTTTCCTTTTTGTATTTGCATTAGCCATCTTATTAGCGTAATCAGCATCGTTAAACACCTTAGACATATAGTCAATGAACCTCTCCACGCTCGCAGGGTTGAACATATTAACCTTACTAAACTTAGATAGTACATCTGACATCTGAGATGCAGTAATCTTACCTTTCTTTTCTAATTCGCTTACCTCTTCTGCTAATTGCTTGCTCGCATTAGCCCAAGCCTGCTTAGCTGTCTTAGCACCCTCTTCAAAATCCTTAAGCCTCTTGTATAAAAGCTCCTTCTCAGACATTGTAATGTTTTTGATATCCTTTATGATACCAATTAACCTACCTGCAGATGGTGCTGACTTCTCTTTCAGACCCATCATCTTACGGGCATCACGCACTAACTTCTCTCTCTGTACATCTGTAGCGTTCTCGTACGCCTTAGAACCCATAATGTACTCAATTACATTCTTAGCTATTTGCTCATCTGTTCTGCCTCTTCCCTTTGACTTCTTGATGATACCATCAACCTCAGTCATTAATCTATCGTATCCATCAAGCAATGTCTCTGAAATCTCTGTTCTAACCGATGCTTTACCTTTTGCTTTTTCAAGACCACTTACTATATCTTCATTAGATACGCCACCTCTTCTTAATGTTATTTTTATCGCAGCCTCAGAGATGCCCTGCGCCCTTGCATCCTTTATAAATTTAACTACGTTGCTGTCTTCTGCTAATTGGGCTTTAGATTTTACTTCAGAACCAAGTTTTCTTATGATACCTGTTTCTGCAGCAATAATTTTAATTTTCTGAGCAGCACTTAATTTGCCTCTTGTTTTTTCTTTGCCTGTTTTTGCATCAATGAATTTATACCCTTCTTTGTATTTTTCTTTTACAGAGTTAGGCATAATCTCCCAAGAATCCACTTTCTTATCAGGGACTCCTATAACTTCACCCCCAATAGCAAATTCATATGTAGAGTGATTTGCCTTTCCTGCTAATCCTGTTGGCTTACCAACGAGCATAATGTCATTCTGAGAAAAATTATTCTCTTTATAGAAACCATCCCTTAGTTCATTGTAATCGATAAACGCATTAAACGACTCCAATAGTTCTTTTAATGAACCTTTTAGAGTTGTTTTTAAATCTCCAATATTACTTATTGCCAATAAGAATGGCTTTCTGCTTGAACTGTCTGCAAGCTCCTTGAATGAGTTTACTTTATTTAGAGCTTCTTTTAGTGTTTTTAATTCTACGGTTTCTTTAGGGAAATTATTTATAGCCTCTTTAAATGAATTAAAATCAGATGTTTTATTGATTCTTTCTTCTAATAAATTTATAACTCTTTTATTAAATAGCTTCGCTTTATCAGGAGAACCACTAATGAAGAATATATAATCTGATTCATTGATGTTATTGGCTAAAGTTTTTTCGGCCAATCCACTTGCCCATAGAATTTTTTTACTTCTATTTTCAGGGTCTAACGCAAAACTTGGCCCTGCATCTAAGTAATGCTCTCCTTGAATAACTTCATCGTAATAGCTTCCTCTTCCTAATTGGTCTGCCATCCAAAACCATACTTTTTGTTTTTTTGCAATGATATCATCGATTAATGCTTCGATGTCAATCTTGTCTGCATTTGTAACAAATGATAATGGTAATGGTTCTTCAGGGAAACTTAGCTTACTATACTTCTGAGCTTTATTTGTAACAACCGTAGGACTTCCAATAGGAACTGATAATCCTTGCTGTATTGCCTCAATATCTGCAGGATTAACGGCTTCTCCTTTTCTAATTGAAGAAGAGATATTACTAAAGAACTCAATCGCTTGCTTTGTGTCTTTAGTATTTTGGAAAGGTTTAAACTTACCATTTGTGACATTGGACACAAATTCGTTAATAATAGATGCTATTTTCTGAATAGTGGATGGAGATAAACTTCCTTCTTGCTGTTCTAACGCAGCCGTTAGCTCTGCAAGATACTCCTCGTATGAATCAATCTCGGAATATTTATTAGCAAAATCCATTAGTTTCTGATTTGAGCTATCAGATAAGACAGATGAAAGCCTATTCCTGAATGTCTTGAAGGTCTCAGGATTTTCGCCAAATGTCTTTAGCATAATACCGTGAGCAACCTCGTGAGCTACTGTCCTATTATTTGCTTTATTTAGATTGATGTCAATTCTTCCAACATATGACCCATCCTCATTTTTGCTATATGAGAAATTACCGACTGACTCAGCGTTTCCATCTATACCACTCATAGCAGCGCCATAGCTATCGTCACTATCGTGTACTATAATATCGAAATTCGGTAAAACTGATTTTAATGTTGTTAGAACTTTTTGAGCAGAATCTATAATAGATAGTTTTTGCTTATCCCCTATAGTTTCCCTAACTTGGTCTAATGCAGATTTATTTGTTACAGATGTCCCTGTCTGTGTCTTTGAAGACACAGTTTCTTGTGTACTCTCTTCTGTTTGAACTTGCTCCTGAGTCTCAGTAGGGAATGTCCCTTGCCATATATCTTGCGCTTTCTTATTATCTTCAGCAAATAGATTAATGGCAGACTGCCTGTCTCCATTAGCCTGCTCTAAGAATGATAGTTGGTCTTCTTCGTCTAATTGGTCAAACTCTTCTTCTGTAGTCGCTTCAGGAACTGCTTCAGTTACCTCTTCAGCTTGAGCCACCTCTTGTATAACCTCCTCTTCCAACGGAGCTTCTTGAAGTGCTTTTATCTTTTCCTTTAACTCGCTTGCTTTAGTTTTAGCGACCTCGGTTTTATTGCCTTCTAACTTATTTAGCTCCAACTGTAATTTAGCCATCTCGTTTAGAGTTGGTTCATTAATCTCAGGGTTGGCCTCTTGTATTTGTTTTTTGGTTGAAAGCTCTTCTACTCTATTCTGCAACTTACCTGCTCTTCCATCGTAGTCATTGTCGATTTGTATTTTTGCTGCTTGTAGCTGCTCTAACGTCATTGTCTCAATCAAGTTGTCCAATGTCTCGGCAGGAACTTTTTCTCCGTTTACCTTATAGGTTGGCTTAGCGTATCTTGCAGCAATCATATCCTTTACAGAACCTGGGACTTCAGCAATACCTTCTAAAGCTATCTCTGATATATCCATCTCTTGACCTGCAGCCAATCTACCTCCTACCTCACCAATAGAGCCACCTACGGCTTCTACGCCACCTGCAGCAGCAATAGATGCTGCCTTCCTTCCTTTGCTCGCTACATCGGCAGCTATATCTCCACCTTTGGTTAATACTTTAGAGCCAATCTTACCACCTAACTTACCCGTAAAGGCATCGATAGCTCCAATTGCAATACCCCTTGCAACTGCTTTATTTCTTATATCGGTATATACTTCGGGGTTATTTAATAACTCTTGAATTACCTCTTTTGTTAATTCTCTTCCACCTGCTTTCTCTTGAAGCAATTCAGCGAATGTACTTCCCATCTCTAATACTGTTCCTGCTGCTGCAAATGCATATGGCAAAGAAGCCAATCCACCTGCTATTGCTCCTGCTCCTAATCCTACCACTGTTCCTGCAGGCCCTACAACTGTACCTGCTGCTCCTGCAGCTGATGCACCTACTCCTGCCCCTGTTCCAATTACACCACTTGCAGCTAACCAAGCATCTGAGTTATTGGCCATAGCTGACATTGAGCTAAGTGTTAGTTCAGCGATAACGCTTGGATTTTTAACTAATCCTAAAACAACACCCATAAAACCTTTTCCATTCTCTTCGTAGATTCTTTGGTAATCTTGCATCTCTTGAGATGACCCAATTTCAGCTGCGCTTTTTTGAGCATCGATGAAACTTTGGATATCCTCTAAGTTTGCATAAGAACCTTTTAGTAGTAAATCAGATGCATTTTCTGCAGCTATACCTTGTCTTCTACCTTGTGCGATACTACGAGCCATATCATCGATAAAGTCTCCCATACCGAGGCCTGTGCCTGCATCGACTGCATTCAATAATTTACCAAATGTTCCTGTAAAATAATCTTCCTCAGTAATTGGAGATACCGATGAACCAACTTCCAAAGATGAACCCGTATCTCCTTTTTTTTTTAGAGTTCCATTGGATACCAATTCATTGAATCTATCTCCATATTTATTGATTAATTCTTGTTCAGAATACACGTTTCCAACAGGTGTAACATATTCCAATGAACTACCCTGAGCCTCTTCTGTTGCAGGGGTCAATATCCCTTGTGATACCAAATCATCAAATCTATCTTCGTATTTAACTCTTAACTCTTCTTCAGAGTAGATGTTTCCTTTTGGAGTTTTATAATTGCTCATATATTATTTTTATTTAATTGGTACTCCTTCTGCGTCAACTTGAACACCTGAAGTTACTGCTGCTGCAGCTCCTTTTGGGTTTAATACATCTGATAAGAAATTTGACAGGTCTACCTGTGCATCTTTTTCTCCTCCTGATGTCCAATTGTTAGCGTCTAAAACAAGTTTTTTATTTCCTACTGTTAAGGTTAATTCATTGCCGTATGTTCCACCTGTAGTCTCAATTACTAAGTCAGGTATGCTTTGTATCACGTCCATCTTCTCAAGCTCTGCCTTAAGGTCGTCTTCTTCTAAATTAAAATTTAATTTTCCAACCTTTTCTCTGATGTACGCATCTTTATTTGCTGCATTTGTTAAGCCAACTGACGCTGATGAGGTAGTCCCCGAAGTGGTTGTAGCTTTAAATAACTCATCAAAATTTGAAAATTCTGCATCTTTAATGTATCCACCTTTTATTAAAGCAGTTGATATATCCTTTTGACCTGTTAACAATGGAGCTGCTGCCTTTATAAAATCTTCTTGACTTAACAAAGAACCCATTGCACTGTAAAAAGGGATTTTTTTTTGCTCTATTTGTCCATTTTCTTTTGTGTAAACAATAGTTATTCCTTTATTATCCCTTGTTACATCTTTTATTCCTGGCCTAAAATCTCTAAAATAGTTAACAGCGCTTTCTATATCAGCACTATATCCACCCCAAAGATTACCTATTTGAGATATAGCATCTTTTGTTTCTTTTTTGGCTTGATTAGCTTGGTACATATACTCAGGTTGATACGTCGGAGCTGTATAATCAGATACCTCTTGCACCTTTTCAGTATGGTCTATTGCACCTCTTAAAACTGTACGTAAACCATCTTTCGCAATCTCTCTTTGCTTCTTACCAATCTCGCTCTCAAAGTCAGGAACAACATTCCCATCAACCTGTTTCAATAGAATGGTATTCTCATTCTGCTCTTCAGCGTTAAATGTAAAGTTGAATTTCTGACCACCAATATTTCTTAGGTTATCAGTAAGTAATGATGTGGTATTGTACATAGACAATTGTCCTTCCAACCAAGAATCTTCTACTTTGTCAAATGTAGCCATCTGCGCTGCATCTTCTTGTGTTATCCATCCTTTTTTAAGCCACTCATTAATCTTTGATTGATTCCTGAACATTGGGTCTGATATAGTTGTAATTGTACCCTTAGCTAATCGACTACCAACTTTTCTTGCAATTGTCTCAAACTTACCAAAGGATTGCTTTCCTTGAGCAACAGCTGCATCCATATTATACTTATCAAACTTCGCAGTTGTTCTGTTCCTTAAGTTATTTACACCAACTAATTTATTTGGGTCTGAATCTAATTGTCCTTTTTCATTCTTAAAGCCAACCATAACATTACCTGTCAACGGGTCAATTACAAGCTGCGAGTTATTAAAGTTACCAAATCCCTCAACAGACTGCATTAGATATACCTCTAACTCTTGAGATGATGCATTCGGGTCGTTTGACTTAAGCCTTGCCATCTTGTTAGCGTATTCATTTTGATAATCCTGAAGGACAGAAAAAGTTTGGTCTGTACCATCAGCTAAGTTCTGCCTTGCGATTGTATAGTCCTTTGGTTTTAACTGACCACTCTTAAGCGCAGCATTTAACATTAATAAATAACTTTGAGCATCAGCTCCAAATCTTAATCCATATTCACGGACATTCTTAGAATCACCCATAGGAGTGTTCTGAAGAACCTTTATTTGCTCACGGGTAGCTCTATCTATCTCAGCCTTCTTCTCTTCTCTTACACGAGCTTCCTCGCTTAGCATTCCTGAAAAGTTCGCCCCTACCTCTGCCCAATTTATCTGAGCTGTAGGTGGCTGACTTACGTATCCTATTTTAGTTGCCATAATTATTATTGAAATATTCCTTTAGGTACAAATGGTTGATTCATTGCTTTCCCTTTATCGGTTAATACATAGTTTGTATCTATTTTTTCCCATTTATTTGTTGTACTGTTCCATACATATCCTTTTCTACTCCAAGCCTTTGTGTCGGGGTCAAATGTAAATTCATCGTCAGGATTTTGAGGAGCTGGAGGCCCAACAAGTCCTGCGCCAAATGGATTTGTAATAGCATCAACAGGAGGTTTATTTGGGTCTATCATAGATGGAGCGATTGGAGCATTTTCAGTTTTAGGGCCTTGCGTTAATGTGCCTGCTGCATTGCCCATTGATTGAGGCGTAAATAATGGTATCATCTGCAATCCTTGTTGAGCAAAGTTTGCAATACCTTGTATCCCTTGTTGTTTAGCCATCTGAGATGCCAATCTTGCATCAGCAGCTGCCTGTTGATTTCCTGCAAGTTCTTGAACATCTAACCCAACATTAACATCTCTTAGTCTTGATTCCTCTTCCAAGATAGCGTTCTGAATGTTTTGCATATCCACGCCCTGTCTATTGGATATATCCTGTTGCCCTGCTTGCTGAGATGCCAATAACTGACCTGCAACTGCACCTGCGCCTCTCTTACTCTCAGCAGCCGCCTGAGCTATCTGCGCGCCTGCACTTAGCATCGCTAACCTCTCTTGGTTATACGGTTCTTTATTCACAGACATAGCCTCTGCATAATTTACCTGCAATCTTTGACGAGCTTCGGCCAATGCCTTTGCCGCATCAGCCTCAAAATCTTGCTGTTTTCTTTTTTGGTTTCCTGCTTGGATAAACGATGCAGCTGTTGTGCCTGCTGTTATTCCTAACCCAACGATACCTGTTACTAATCCTGCCATAATAATTTTTTATTTAATATAATGTATTCAGGAAGTTCTAGGTAATTCTCTGTATAAATTTCCTTTTCTGCTTCCTGTACTGTTTTTTTATCTGTTCTATATACGCAAACCCATCTGCAATCCTCGTGCATATAAGCCACTCTTTGAGTTCCAATCTCTGTCATTATCTTCATCGGAGCTTTAATTCTTTTAACCTCTCCGTTGTCCATAAGAATAGACATCTCGCCCGACAGAAAAAATGATGGGTGGTTTGTTAGATGGATAAAGCTTACCACAAGAGAACCCTTTGGCATAAAGACCTCCCTTGTGTATAGACCATCTTGTATATGGTGTATCAAAGGGAACGCCTCCTGCATCTCAGCTGTGTTATGGACTACTGACCCATCTATGCCAATTAAAGTACGCTTAAACTCATCTATAGCCTCCCAAAGAATACCTCTGTTTAAATCAATAAACTTTAATAAATCTTCGGGTCTATCTTTCTTCTGTTTAAACAAACTTAATATACCCATATCTTTTCACAAAGATAATATTTTTAAGGGAAAGATTTCATTACTTCTGATTCGACAGAAAATAATTCAACTTTAGTGGTGCTATTGTTCTCAATATCGAATACGCAGTAGTGTCCAAGAACACCCTGAGACTCAGCTATAGAGTTTTTAATAAATAGAAAGTATGATGTTTGGCCTACTATTGGAGTAGTTCCTACTGCTGTTGTATTTATTATTACGTTATTGATGCCTGCCCTAATATTTATATTTACCTGAGTAACCTGTCCCGCCCAAAGAGGACTGATTGTAGTTGTCCCTGTAGAAAAATACAGCATATCACCAACGCTAATAATATTACCAATCTCCATCGTTAACGGAAAATCTACCTGAGCTATTCCTGCGCCTATTGCTACAGCAGAGCTTCTTCCGATACCGTCCAATGACCTTAGAGCATACTCAGATGGAGTGGCGGGTGTTGTGCCTAAATTACGAACAAATCCATACCAAGTCTGCTCCTTCTTCTCAAGCCAATCCCTATCGATGAAGCCTGAGTCTTGGATATCCGTAATTAAGTATGACTCCCAATTGTTGTCTCCCTCGAATGCTAAGGTCTTAAATAGCTTATTGTCAAGTGGGGCATCGTTTAGCACACTCTTTAGTGTAGATGTATACTGAGTTCCATAGAAGTTATTCCTTACCTCATTGACATTATGTCTGTACAGGTTTCCTTGATAGAAGGTGTAGAAATAGTTATTCATCCCAATCATCCAATCAGGATAATATGAGTAAAAGGATGGAAACCCCTTAACCTCTTCGCTGTATGTTAATGTATAGTTTGACATATTATATTATTATGGGCATAATCCTTTTAAAATTACAATTCCGTCTTGAACTTGCATCCACGCCCCCAATATAGCATAGTATCCGTTAGGTAGTATAAACTGTCCATTTGGGTCAGAGAATACCCAATCAAAATAATTAGGATTACCTGCTGTCCCTGTAACAGGCACATTATAATACGTCTGAGTTATTGACAATGGGCAAGCCAAAGCAGAACTCGCTTGCCCTATAGATGACGAGTATCCCGTAAGTATTGTTGGACAAGACACCTCTAATACAGAACCGAGTAAATCTGTGCAAGGACTTGTTGTTGTTATATTTATAGTGGATGGAGATGCGTTTATTTTTGGTACAACCATAACACAAAATCCTGGGTTTGTACTTACGCTCAATGAAACATCTCCTGCATTTACGGTAACGGGTACAACGCTTCCTGAAGATACATAAGCCCCATTTGTATAAACATACTCAGGGAGCAAATATGAGCTTCCTGATATACCACAATCATAAACTGTATTACCAATAAAGGTTAACCTTGTAGGGTCTGTTGATTTGTGTAATCCATCTACGGGTGAGCTTAATTTATTGTAGGTAAGACCATCGTATGTCGCAGCAATTCCATCAGGAATGTTATTTGGATTAAACCTTATTATTATCGCACCCGTAGAGGCAGTTCCTACATTAACCTGTGTTTGGAAAAACGCAGGGCCAACCAATGAGCTTATAGATACATCACAGGTAACAGCACAGGAAGGACATACCTGAGCAGGCAATAGAATACATCCTACCAACTCTCTCGATATTATACCATCTGAATAAAATCCATCCGCAGCACAAACTGTTAGTGCCGCATCGGTGTATACTGATGTTGAATTTGAAAATGAAGCTCCGTCTATATAAAAATTAGGCATATTATTTAAGGGCAATTAATTGGGTCGTTACAGGCAAAGGTAAATGGATTCAATATCAATGAGTCAGGAACTAATAAACCTGTGTTTACAATTGTTCCACAGAAGAATGGGCCACCTACAATCAACTCTATCTGCACCGTATCTCCTATAGCAAATCCATAGGTGTCAACAGGAGCTACATAGGTCAAACCATCGCTACACCCAACAAGAACATACGATTGAACAGGCTCTTGGTTAATGCATCCACAACAAGAATCAACAAGGTCAGTGCCAAAGCATAAGTCTATAGGTGTGCTATTTCTATAATCCCAAACCATATACAGATAATTACCACTAACGGGCATTGCAAATTGTCCATCGTAAGTTGTGTTCCCCAATGTTGGAGGGTTTATAGGAGTTATAGTAGTAGCCACTGCAAGTAATGCTTGAATATCTACAGGAGTATTTGCATAAAGCGTACTTGTTCTGTGGTATCTAAAGTTATTGACAAATTCATTAAATGTAAAATCATCAGGAACAATGGTATTGTTGAACATAGTAACCGTAGCTCCATCTGTTGGTATTACTCCACCACCCTGACCTCCTGTTATTAGTGAATACTGCGATACTATAGGGTTAAAGTTAGATAATGAAAATTGTATATTCTGAGTATGCAACGGTGAGACAAATGTTCCACTTGACCACCTATACTGATTTGTTGTAAATAATCCTGCCTCAGAGTTACTCGTTACGGTAACCAATACAATAGTTATCTGTTGCACTATAGGACACTTTAAAGTCAACTGAATAGTTACGCTTCCTGTAGACGTAATATCTAACAGCATCGTTGTCACGTTAACTATATCCTTAGTAAAGTTTAATATTCCACTTGTTGAAGCATTAATAACTGAATATGTATTTCCGTTATAGTTTGCATTAATTGTAAATGTGCCTACCACAGATGATACAGAGTACTCAATATCTGTGCTACCAACTAACTCACCAAGGTCTATGCAGGTATTAAATGGATTGGTATTGGTAACTGTTATCGCTATGGTTTTGCCACACTCATCACATATTTCCTCTAAGGGCAACTGAATATCGTTATTTGTTATAACGTACTCATTCATATATGGGTCGTAGCCACCTAACTTCTGAGTATTAAATGAATCTATAAATAAATCCCTAAACCAAGTCCTCATACCAAGCTGAGATATCACTGTCAATTGGTCACTGTTGTACGCTGTACCCGTTAACTGTATTACAGAACCTCTCTTAGCGTCCGTAAAGAATTTATCCGAACCCCACTGAGCAAAGCTCTCAGGATTATTAGATATGCCAAACTCTTCAATCCTTGCAATCTGAGTTCCAAGAACTTCAGGTATTGATGTCAATGCGCTTCCGCCTGCTGCATCTGATAGTAAATTCTTTCCTGCAAGTACGTATGATATCTTATCCTCCTGTAGAGTCAGAACATCTGTCTCCCTTCCAAATAATTTATTGATAGGGCCAAACGACGTTTCTAATGGCTTATAGTTTAATAGACCAAGATTAAATTCGTTTAGCTTGTTTATGTTTGACTCAGGATTAAAGATACCGCTATAGGTTATATCAGCGAATCTCCTTGATTCCTTATACTCAATAGTTGTGGTTATGTATGCTCTATTGCCTAATGTTAATTGTTTGCCATTTATAGCGTCCTGTATCTTATAGCTCTCTACTCCGTTACCAAAAGCGTAGCAATTGTAAAAATCAGTAAGAACAATAGCAGGTGTATTAGGAAATTGTTGATTTTGAATATTCCCATTATGTTCTCCATTTGTAGTGTCAATGTCAAATACCTCACTTGATTCATACCATAAATTAGGAGCAGCATCTAACGGTTGGGTTTCAAATACAATAATATTAGATGTTCTTATTACCTCTATTTTAATTTTATTGTTAGTCTCTGTTTTTTTTGTTGTAAATCCTATAATACCACTAAAAACAAGATACATTGGCGCACCTACACCTGCTTGCTCAAACTGAAGGTTAACGTCATCGGAACAGGTATTTGCTCCACCGCCTGATAGGTTAATGTCATAAATTGCAATTGGTTCAGTTTTATTACAGGTTGCACTTCTTTGAGAGCTTGGGCCATTTAAAGTTGCTGCAACATTATCACCGTCCCACCAAGCTTTGAAACTTATATAATCCTGTGAAGCTGTAAAACTGCCTTCATATATATATTTTCTTCCCTCTATACCATAGTTACAGTCCTTGCCAATTCTTATGCTTTCAATATTTATATTTATTTTTGAGCCTGCAGGAATTGGTATATCTACAAAAGCGGGTGAAGGCCCTGCAGGATTTGGGTAATTTACTGTAAGATTAATTTGACCACAAGGGTTTTGTCTCGTTGTTGTGCTTGATATTTCACCCCAAGTAAAAACACTTGGCAATCCATCTGATGTGTCCAATGATGCGCTAAAGTTATTTGCTCTTAACTTCATATATACTCCCTGCGGGACAGGTATAGTTGCACCTGCTCCATCTGTAGGTGGAGGGTTTAAAAAATCTGCTTGCTGTGCCTGTTTCTCTAATACAGTTGTATAGGCACAGGTATTTAAAGCTCCTGATGTATCTTTTTTTACTATAAGCTCATCTCCAACCTCAACCTTCTGAGAGTTCTGTCCCTCAAGTAAAAAGTAATCAGCTCCTGATGTGGGGTCTCTAAAAAAGAACTGAGAGTAAATTGTCTCGTACGTATCTCTATCTGCCTTTATAACAAACTTATACCTTTTGGCCCAATACGGAGCTACCTGTCCAATTGGTATATTTATTTTTATTTGGTTTTGAAACTCAGATGCCGAGCAAGGTATGTGTATCGCATTGTTAGGGCCTACTAAAGCAGTAGACGACCTATTAAACTCATCCATATAGACAATACCGACCTCATAGCCTCTGTTACTATGCAAACTTGTAGGATTCCCTATCTCTACATACGTAGCCGCTGCAAACTCTATATCATAGTAAGAATATACATTTTTTGTAATCGTTACAAATGTTGGGTCATCAACATACCTCATAACAGGCAATTGAAGCCCTATTAAAGAAGATGATGATGGGGTTGAAAATATTGCAATCGGCTGACCTGCTGCAGATATACCACTTTCATATTTATAAAAATCTGTAGCCCCTGAAAGAACTTGCTCAACTGAACAGTTAAATACATCTGTAAAGGTTGAACCAAAACAAGAATTAGCTACAGTTGCTATAGTTGAAACTGTGCCTATCTTTTCTATAAAATCAGAATCTTGAGAAAGCGCATAAGCACTTGCAAAATCCTGCTGCAATATATATGCAAATGATATCGTAGTTGATGGCTGAATCTCTGTTGGTGGTGGAATATAACCTGTATATGAATTATGGTTGTACCTTATGTCGAATTCTATAACAGCTCCTTTAATTAAATCAATTCCATTAAAATCAAAGTATACAACAGAGTTGGATATAGTTTGGATTCCTCCAAATGTATAGTTACCATTTGATAAGGTATATGATATATCAGAAGCTCCTATCTCAGTTTGAAACAAAGTTGAAAAATATTCCAATCTAAGTGGCGTACCAACTAAATCAACTAAATCATATCCCTCGATATAGTTGCCATACATAATTCTATTACCCATCATAGTCTGAGCCTTTGATAGCCTTGGCACGTTATCGTACAGTCTTAGTATCTCTGAATCGGGAAGTATGGTAAATATCTTGCTATTTTGGAATTGGAATGTATACGGTGTATTGTCAGCCAATCCATTTGTATCTTTATTAATTTTTTCAATAATCCTTATTATAGGAGAGTTCATCTCCTTGAATAATAAATCTATTCCAACCACAAGTGGCCCACCTGATTCATATGTAACCACAGCCATATTAGTCGTGCCTACCATACCACTATTTAGTGCAGTTGATATATTATAATTAAATGCATTAGGCAAGAACGCAGGCTTGCTCCACTGAGATGTTGCTGAGTACTGATTATCATCGTATCTATACCTATACGCAAAGCATATAAATCTTTCCTCTAAAAAGTTATCCTGAGTTTGTGTTAGTGTCGGTGCTACTGCAGGAGCAGCTAAAGGTGGTTGCTTTATAACAAGTATCGCCTCCTCTAAAAATGAATCAATTCCCGCAATTGGATTACCGTAGGTTCTGTTTACATTTATCTGTCTTGGCTGATTATAGTCATCCGTCCAAAACAATAAGTCCTCAATCTTATTTACACCTGTAATTAGATAGCTTTTATTAAAGTTTAAAGTGGTATTATTAGTTGCGCCATCCCTTATGCTTATAATATGATATGTCAGTATATCTAATTTAACATCATACGATACTATCAAATCAATTTTATTAATAGGCCCTGATAAAAAATCATCATCAGTAACAAACCAATATATAGTCTCATTAGCTCCATCCTCATAAGCTCCAATGCACTTAGCACTGCTGCTTAGTGATGCACCCTCAAAAGATAAAGACGTAAGCTCTATGTTCCCCATTGAGTTTTCTATAACACCAATCTCAGACTGCTCCGTAGAACCCATTCTGATATTCAATGCATCAATATACTCACCATTAGGCACAAGTCGTTCATCAACGACCTTATTCATCCTACCTAACGTAAAATTCCTTGTTAGTTTTGCCATATTATTTTAACCACTTATCTTGTCCTCTAAGATTCATCAACAATCGACCTGGGTGTATGTTGCTTATTCTAATCTTTGCGTTTCTCAATAGTGCAGTCTTTCTCTTTCTTGACCTGCTTACAATGTACTCCTGAACACCAACCTTTGAGTTTAGTATAGCAAACTCTATAGCTGCGTACACATACTCCTCGAATAACTTATTCACGCTTACGCTTGCATCGTTGCCGTTCTCCATACCGTCTGATATGTATTCAAGTACCACTAACTCACCCTGTATGCCTGAGCTAAAGTTTATTACACCTGCTTTTTTGTTAATACTAAATGTAGCATTAGCATTTGCAGTCTCAGTATTTAATCCAAATCTTGCACCTACCCCTCTTCCAAAGTACCAATCTCCATTATAGTTATAGCCTAAAGAACCATTATAAGGTGATGCATTATTTAGATATATGCTTAGGCCCATTCCAAATATCCTCTCATAATCTAAGTCAGAGAACGCAGGAGAAAGTATATTTCCATTTATATCAAATAGTATCTTACCTGTGTTATCCTGAAGATATGCATTTGACCAATTTGTCTGAATGTTTTCGCTTAGTGGATGAAGTATTCCGTTTCTTTCAATTGATATCCTAACCCAATTTACAAAATCACTTGGCAATACATACCTTAATTGGTCATCTACGCTTAACTCTAAGACCTTAATCTCTTTGAAAGCGTCGTAGTTTAGCTCTTGTATCGCTCTTTTTGCGTGAAATAAAATCTTAAATCTCTCCTCATTGTTAACCAAGCTATGGTTTCCTGAGTAGATGAGCATAAAGTTATTTACGATATCATATAGTGATACGTATTGATACGAACCCCAATTAGCATCTATTGGAGAAGCTCCTGCATTTTCGTAGTATTGGTACTGTGATATATATGACATAATTATTGTTGTTGTTGTGCGTTAGCTTGCTCTTGAGCTTGCCCAAACTGAACTGCAGCAATCTCTCTGATAGACATACCCGCAAGTTGTAATATTTTATTTATCAATGTAGGCTCTTCCTCAAGTCCTAATTCAAAATCTTGGTAGTCAGGTTGAGATTGGTCAAACGCAGGCTCTCCATTTACCAATGTAATAAATGTCCACTTAGGGTCTTTTGGATACCTTATGTACTGACAAAGAACTTGACCTATATGGTTAATTGTTGCAGGGTAAGGTGTCATTATAAACTCCTCCTCTGTATACGCAGGATAGGTTAATGTTGGTTTTGCTATTAGCGAGTTATTCAAGATAGTAATCTTATTTAAAGAAACTTTCTCTGCCTCCTGTAATGAAGGGCTATAGATACTATAGTTAATACCCGTTGCTGTCCAAGGAGCTGCAAGCGGCAAGTAACTACTTGCTGTTGTTGTTATATCTATTGAGCTATTTACGCTTACCACAGTTGCATACTGAGTTACTCCACCCTTTATAAATGCAACCACATCACCTGCCGCAACACCATTTGCTATAAATGCTCCTAAAGAGTCAATTAAAATAAATGTATTTACGTCTACAGCTGTATTTGTTCCGTTTCTCTTATTTGTTGAGTAAATCAACATCTTACCAATTGTATAGTACTCAGTACCCGTAGTTGATGTGGATGGCATAAAGTATGAATTACTTGCCAATGGACTATTTACATTAAGAACTAATGCATCTGATATAGAGAAGAACTCAATCTCCTCCATAGTTTTCTTAATATCAGAGTAACCTGTTCCTTGAAGTCTTGAGTTTTCTTTATTTATTTGGTAATTATACCTTGGAAAGTATCCTATAAATATATCTAACTGAGCTTGCTTCGCAAACAAATTGAAATCTGATGGAGAAATATACCCATAGTTATTTTTATTTAATATAGATAATACTGTTGCTCTGACTGAATTTATCATTTGTAAACCTTTCTACAAAGATAATAAAAAAAAAGAACCCCTTATAACTAAATAAGAGGCTCTAAATTTAATGTTTATATTACAATAACTTTTCGAGTATTTTATAGCTCTCTAAGCCATCATCTGATTGGAAGAATGATGCTACAATTGAGTATGCATCCTCTCCAAATGGAATGTTCAATAATTTTGTTTTATTGGTGTTAGTGTTAAACCAAACTTCTTTTTGGCTCTTTCTAAATGTCAATAACCCCTTATCAAAGAATAATGTCACGGTTGACTGAAGCTTTAAGCTTGGGTCGTTAACGATATCCAAGAATTGATGTGGGCTATTCTTAGCGTATACCAAGATATCTCTTTTTAACTCAGCCGTTGTAACCTTGGTCACGTCTCTGTTAAATAAAACCCTTGACACCATCTCAACCTGTTCGATATTCATCTCCCTTGCAGCGATAAGTGCATCAACCTCGTGGTTTAATCTTTCTACCTCTATTGCTGCATCCTTCTCGTTATCAACCTCAACGAATTTTATTCCGTTTAGTGGGTGGTAATACAAGAACTGTTGCAGTATAGGGTTTGTACGAGGAACTGATAAGAAACCATCCTCAAAGATAATTGGCTCTAAGATAACATTACCATCCTGCTCCTCCTCAAAAGGTGACTTTTGATTTCTTGCGTAACGTAATGTTCTGTTTGTGTTTGTCTCTTCATCGAAATACAACAAAGGGAACTGTGCTGTGTGCCTTGTAGGTATCATAAAAGATAGTGGGGCTTCAGACTTTGTTAATTTGTAGACCTTGTCTACGCTTACTGTTTGTTTTTTCATTTGATATGATTTGAATTTTAAAAAAGGAAGTGTGTCTTCAAAGACACACCTCCAATTAAGAATATTAGCTTTGGAACAAGAAGAAGTTATTAGCTCCTAATGTACAAACTGCTCTTTCTGACAAGAAGTTTACCTCCATTGCATCAAGGTCACTTGTTTCAGCACCACCTGCAGAACCTGTAATCCAAGTCTTGTAGCGTCTGTTTTCAGTTTCTGATGCACGGTATCTAACGTGTAAGAATGGTCTCTTAGCGTTTTTACCTAAGATTTGGTCGTATACGGTTGTAGAACCTGCAGGAACTAACAAACCACTAACCTTACCTGAACCTGCAGAGGTTGGAAGACCACCACGCATTGTTGGGTCGTTTAGGTATTTCCAATCAGACTTGTAGAAATCGTAACCTCTACGGAATCCTGAGAAACCTAAGTTCAAGGCCATATCTCTATCGTTCTCGAACAAACCAAATGATGCTGAACTTGCAACACCTGCACCATTATAACCATTTAATGTGGCTAACATATCATCGATACCAAAGCTAAACGCTCTGTCTACGAAGATTACGTTCTCCTCAATTGCACCTTGCTTATCAAGACGAGAAACAATGGTATCAAAATCAGGTAAAGATACAGGGAAACCTGCACCCCACACGTTACCTCTTTCGTTAACTGTGTAGAAGATACCTTTAGAACCTTTGTTTCCTACATCACCTGTAGTAGCAGCAGCTCCTGAAAGAGCTTCAGCAGGAACAGCTTCAATCATTGCGGTCTCTAAGTAGTCATCAAAACGCAAACGAGTTTCGTGTTCAGACTTCAAGTACCACAAGAATCCTGTAGCACCGTTCTCAGTTGTTACTTCAACCCAACCAATTTGAGCCATATCAGAACCTGATACTGAATACTTGTCTTTGATGATGATTGGAGAGTTATCAAAAATCTCATCGTCAGCCTCTAAAGAACCAACCATTCCGTTAGTACCTTTCTTGAACTCAGAACCATAAATGAATACGGTGTAGATGTTACCTGCAGAACCGTTGGTGATACCTGCTGCGTTGTAGAACGCTACAGTGAAAGTTCTTGCAGTAGTGTCTACAGCTGTAACAATTGCTTTGTAGTTAGAACCACCTGCGTTTGCTGTAAGCATAACAGTTTGTCCTATTCTAATAGCGATTGAACCACTCGCAGCACTAACAAATGCAGGAACTAAGGTATCGTTAACTGTGAACACAGCAGTGTCAGCAGTTGTTAATACGGTAGTTGTACAGTTGGTGTACTTAACGTGTAGACGACCTTGTTCTGCCCATTTGATTAGGTCAGAGTTAGAGGGCATTTCAGCTCCCACCATACGGAGGAAAGAAGAAATTGTTCTATTACCATATCTTTCAAATTCTTTTTCGTAGGTATCAGGAAGATACTGACTCAAGAAGTCGAAGTTGGTAATGTAGTTTGTTTTTAGTGGGACTTGTTGCGCACTCGGCTGCAACGCAAATCCAGGTACTGATTGTACGGCCATTTTTTTGTTTTTTTAATTTTTACTTTTGCTTTTAATTCGTAGACTACGACCTGAGTCTTGGTCTACAGCTCTTATCTGCGTTCCTCCAACCGAAGTGCTTTGTGGTGCTTGACGTGTAGACATATTTACATTTTTAGTCTTGCGCATCACATCATCAACCGCCTCTGATTTGCCTTGCTCGTAAAAGAACTTAGCAAACTTTTCAGGATTCATCGCTACCGCCAATGCCTTGTGATATCCAACAGGGTCTTTTAACAGACCATCCTCGCCAATAAACTTCTTACTGAAGTTTGATGGGTCGCTGTGGATTTTTTTAAGTTCCGCTGCATCTGCAGGCACATAAACAAGTTTGTTATCCTCAAGACTAAATTCAAAACCTTTGAACTCACTCCCAAAAACCTCGCTTGTCTTTTGCTGATACCATTGCTCTCTGCGTTGGTTTTGCTCACTTAAAGACACTGACTCCTGAATGTATTGCCTATACTCCTCCAACTGTTTTGCATCTTCATTTGAAATTGACTTACCCACTGACTCAGCAGGTATTTTGTACTTTTCCTTTTCAGATTCAAAAAACTCTTTGGCCTTGGCAACCATTTTCTTTTTTTCTAATTTGACTTTCTTGATTGTCTGCTCATCATCAAGGTCTTCATCGAATGAGTACCCATCCATTATAGATTCGATATCATCGTTGTCCAACCCCTTTTCAGTAGCCACAAGATAGTCTCTTAGTATCTTATCGGGTGTTACGTCATCAAGGTTTCTGTTTAACTTAACAAAGTCCTCGATTCCTCTACCCGTTTCTTTTTTATACTTAAAGTAAGCAGCGACATCTTCAGGAAGGGCCTCAGCCTCTTCTCTTTCCCTTGTCAACTCCTCTATAGAGCTAATCTGCTTACCATATCTCTTTTCAATATATGAAAGAACTTCTTCCTCCTTCAACTCATTTGGTGTAACAACAACCTCAGTATTTATTACTGTTTCAGGCACAATAGGAGCAGTTGTGGTTTGCTCTTCGTGTTTGTTAAGCAACTCTTGCTCTATTTCCTGTGATGATTTCTCAACTGCTGTTCCAACCGATTTTACTGTAAAACTCATATTAAATTAAATTATTTGCAAAGTTAGTGAAAAAATATTAATATATTTTTCAAGCCTATCTTGGGTTAAATTGTGCTAAGTCAAATCCATCTAAGCTATCTTCATTAGACTCAAATGTCATCGGTGGTAAATTATTCTTTCTTTGGTTTATCAACTTTGACTGCTGAGTGTTCTGAAGTGCTATTCTTTCTGACTTGGCTTTTTCTTTTTCTGTCTCTCTTGCCTGAAGCGAGGTCACGTCCATACCCTTGATTTGCATATTAAGATTAAACTCTTGCTGCATCAATTGAGACTTCAACTGAGCCTCTATCTTCATCTTCTCTATCTCGAATGAAATCTCAGCCTGCTTTAATTGCATCTTGCCCTGTATCTCTGCCTGCTGCTTTTGCATAGACATCTCAGCGGCCATCTGTTGTGACTGCATTTGAGTCTGAGATTGCATAGCCTGTGATTGCATTGCCATCTTTTCTTCTCTGTCCTGCTTAGACTTCCGCTTAAGCTTTAGTAACTGATTCGCTACCTTTATGTTCTTAATCTCTCTAATGTCTATTGCGTCCTCAAGATTAATATCCCCCTTAGATAAAGCCACTTGAATATTCTGCTCAAGCTGTGCCTTTTGCTCCTCGTCAGGTGATACCTCAATAAAGATACCAAAGTCATATATGTAAAGGTCTTTAATGCTGTTCAGTATATTTACGTTGTACTTGCCAATTTGGTTTGTAAACTCATCTTTAAAGTCAGCGTACTCAAGTATATCAGATACCCTATAGGTTAAAGCCTCTGCCAATGTTCTGTATATGTACAAGCTACTCTCAAGGATATGCCTTGTAGCTGTATTTGAATTTAATGCGGCTAACTTCTGTACACCAACCAATGCATTAGGGTCAGGCATACTTCCGTCCCTTGCCTCATTCAATCCTGTAACCTGCCTAATCTGACTTAGGTAGTGGTTATAATTTGACAGTAGCATCTGTGTCTTTGACGCTCCTGAGTTTGATGTTAACTGCGTGATTGGAACTCTTGCATTATTAAAGTCTCCATCCTGAGTGAAGCTTCTTCCAATAACACTACCCGTTTGGAAGTATAGTCTTAACGCATCTTCAGGGTTGTACGCTGCACCTGTTCCCAAGTCAACCTCGTTCAATCCATCGGCATCTATAAATACACCGTCAGGGACTACCTTAGATATTACCTGCTGTAACTTTAGGTGGGTTATTTGAATCAAGTCAGCAAAAGGAATCATCCTTCTTGTTAGTGACTCAATAACTCCCTTGTACATTCTTGGCGCACAGGCTACGTAGTTTGGCATTGCGTGCTGAGTAGCTGACTTTGGTCTAACCATATTCTCAGCAAGTTCCCACTTGATTATGAAATTTGTTCCCATAACCATAACACCCTCATACCATACATCGATAGTTTTTGATACCTTCTCAAAGTTTCCTTCATCCATCATCTCTTGAGGTGGGTTGAACGTATCATCCTTCTCAATCATCTTAATGTTCCCTGTGTCTGATGTCTTCTTTTTGTAAACTATATCCTTTGTTGTCTTATAATTAAAGTACAATAAAGTGGTGGTATCCTTAAAAAATATGTCATTACTATAAAACTGTGCTACGTTGTAGTAGTCCCACCAACTCTGACTGTAATTTGAAATCTCTTCCAAGTCAGCATTAGTTAATGTTGGGTCAATCTTTTTTAGTTCAATAATTGGAACGGTCTTTATCTCACCCCAATAGAAGCAATCCTTAAAGAATGGGTCTTCTGTATAGCTATAAATAACATTTGCAGGGTCTACATAAGATATCCTAACTCCATCTCCCTTTAGGAACTCGTGTTTTGCAATACCTATTCCTATAACCGTTTGGTCATAATCAACTCTTTTACGAATGTCATCGTAGTGGTTTGCCTCAAATATTGTATTAATAGCTGTCTCCTCTGCTATCTCAATAGCAGGCTTATAGTTAAGTTGCATATATAAAGACAATTCCTCATCTGTATTTGGCAACTCTTCAGGGTCTGTAACAAATGGATTAGCACCTGTCTTATCCATAATTGTTTGAAGGATTGGCTTTGCCACCATCTGCCCCTCAATCATATCTTGGTAAGCACTTCTATGCTCCTGAGACATCGCATCCTGTGCGTACGCTTTAACCTTAAATAGTCTATCAGACATACCGTTAACAACGATATCGATAAACTTAGGTATAATTGGAACAGGTGTCCAATCTAAATTTAGGTAAGATAAGTCACCATCTATAGACAGCTCGTTCTTATACTTTGCAACGGACTGCTCGCCTCTTGCATACAATCGTAATCTATTAAAATCTTTCCATTGACTGTAAAATCTGCAACCACTACTATCCTTCTTGAACCACTCGTACTGAATGGCTTGGCCTATTTGTAGTCCGAATTCCTCCGAAGCCTTTTCATTGTCAGAGACAAATTGACTTGGGAATCCTGCAGACGTGATATTTATTTTTACATCTTTCATCTAATTATTTCACTTATTGTACCTGTATTACTGTATTTTGCAAAGTTAATCTTTATTTTCGATTCTTTTTTTTCAGCTAAGTACAGATGTTTTTGAGTCGCCATAATAGCAAGCCCTGAGCTTATCGAGGCATCGTGCTTTGTTCTATCCGAAATATCAAACTTAGCCCAATCCTCTAACGTCCTTATAAAAATCATATCACCCATATCACCTGCCTCCCTATAACTTCCATCCATATCCATCCCAACGTACTTCTCTATGTAAGACTCAATAGCAGAGGCGTGAGCTTGCTTAATATCTTCACTTGAGTTAGGTATGCCACCAAGCTCTCTTTCGGTCTTAGAGAGGTTCGTATAGGTCTTGTCAGGCCTATTCATACAGAACCCCCTGTACCCTCTATTCTTGAAGTGGTATAATAACCTTGGTTTGTTGTTCTCTATTAGGATTGGCATACCGTAAAATACGCAGGCCATTAGAACCTCCTCGTAGAATATCTCTGCTGTCTGTGGTCTTGCTATGTACTCCAAAAAAAATGTATTCACAGGTGCTTCATCCATATGGTATCCTGTTAGACCGTGCAGTGAACCATTAGAACCACCACCACCAACTACGCCCGATATGTCATAGCTATCGCAACCAAACGCCCCTAAGTGGTCATTAAGTGGATACTTAACTCCGTTCTTTATCATAAACCTATTCTGCATCTGTGGTCTTGGATTCCACGAGATTAAAAATCTTCCATTATTATTCGGTGAGAACACAACCGTTGTGTCCTTTATCCCATCCTTCCAAGAGAACGAACCCCTTGTCATATGATGCTCCTTTATTAAAGTATCGTTGTAATCAATCTGCTGATATATCTTAGTCAGGTTAAACAAAGACATCTTGCTCTCATCCCTGAATGCGTGCGACTCCGTTCTTGGGTACTGCCTGTAAAACTCATTCAATGCATCTGCATCGTTCTTTAGAGCCTCTACCTCATTATCCCAATAAGTTATCGCCCCCTGGGATATCATCTCTCCATTAATACCTTCAATCGGTTCTTCAGGTGCATAGAATACAGGCATACCATACCTATCAATGAAGCCCTCCATATTATGCTCCATTGGTATAAACAAAGAGTACATACCACTCTTGGTCTGACCGTTTGCACTTCTTTTATTTATATCAGAGTCCTCGTATAGCTTCTTAAAGTTATCTCCACCCTTGGCCAATGCATTTGAGGTTGAACCCATCATACACTTTCCAATAACCCTACTACCCAATCTTAAGCAGGTCTTTGTTACCCTCCAATTATTTAAAATATTATTTGGCTTAATCCATTTGCCCGATTCGTCGTGAACCAATAGCCTTAGCTTCTCTCCATCGTAGGAGTTATCGTCCGTATTCTTCCAATCTATGCTCGTATCCAATCCATCGATATCATCGTTGGATATGTTATACATATTTTTCTTTGTAATCTTTGCAGCAGGAACTCTAAATGCCAATTCAGTCTTAGGCTTATCCATACCATCCTGTACGGGCTTGAAGAAAAATGGAAGCCTGTTATAGATTGGAACAACCTTGTCGGTGAACATCTTCTTGGCATCAGCACCTGTCTTGGATAGTATTCCAATCCTTGCATCCTTTGCTAACGTGCCAATATTATTGCACTCCGATGAGGACATATACGAAAATCCCGACCTCCTTATCTTGAGGTACGTCATTCCAAATGACCTTGGGTCAGCCTTGCAAGCCTCCCAAAAAATGTATAGTACTCTATTCGCTTCCCTAAAGTCAGGGTATCCTATGTCAATCGATGACCACTGAAGGTACATATAGTGTGAACCCGTAACGTACGTTGGTACTCCATTGTTCATAAACCAACACCCATTCTCCCTGTAATCAAACTCAGCCTCTATGTAGTCAACCCACAAGTCCTTAAACTCAGTTGGCATATCGTTCCACTGAAATATGGTCTGTATCTTTTCTAATGGCTTTGGTATATCTGCTCTCTCCCAATACTGTTGCTTAGGATTTTTGTGTCTTTGAAGACACTCTTTTGGAGCTAATGGCAAGGCTATTTTTAATCCTTGTATAGATATAACATCTCCAATCTCTCCTGTCTTTGATATAACTATGATATCATACTTTTGGTCGTACCCGTACGCCCACGTCTTAGCCTTATTCTTTACCAACATAGCGTTGGCAGGAATTAAATCTGTTACTACTGAGTATAAGCTATTTTGACCTTCTTTCTGCAAATCCTTGTTTTGTTTCTGTTTTACTTGCACCTTTCTCGATTGACTCTAACTGCAACTGCTCTGCCTCTATCCTGCTTAGAATCTCAAACGCATCAAATATAGCTAACTTTTTTGTCATCGCTGCGTTCTTAAGCCTATCAGCAGATAGCTCATCCTCTGAGTCAAGCTTTATAATATCTTGTTTTGCAACCTTTATTAGTTGCTCTACTGCTATGTGACCTGCAGCTATTATCTTCTCTTTGATTTCTTTTGATGTCATACTAAATAACCATACTAATGTGATGGTCAAACATTCTATATAGTTTTTCGCCATCAACATTAAATTCGTATTCCGTATCAGGCAGATATGTAACTAAATCACCTTCCTTAACCCCTTGACTCTTTAGATAGTCATTTGCTATAAACATCTTGCCAATTAATGGCTCTTCGCTAAATGGTTTGAATATATACGAGTCCACCGTTGGAATTGGCTTTACAAAGCAGTACCTATCGTATGCGTTCCAATCCTTTCCATCGTAGTACATAAAGAACTGCTCTGCGTCCACAAAGAACAAATCATCCTTAAAGTAGCTCCTGCCACTTCGTTGCATACCCCTCATATCGTTGTAGTACTTGAACACGTTGTGATGCACAAGAAGCACATCGCCAACCTTTATATTGCCTGAGTAGTTTACAGGTGTTCCAACCACCTCAGCGTATCTATTTGAGAAGTTAAAGTCCTCCTCAGATGTGCTGACAATAAAGTCAGTGCCTCCAATTTTTTTTACGTTGTTGTACCTCTTGCCATCCAATGGCCTTACAATAAAATCAAATAGTGATTTCATTACTAAAAATTTATGTTGAACTCGATAGAGATTGGCATAGAGTGGTTAAACTCCTTCCAAAGAAGAATCTCTTTCTTTGGTGACTCAATCCAAACTTTAATGGAATGGACATCAGAATCATATTTTATAAGGTGAATCTTGTACGCACCATTAAGCACGTCTTGTCCTACAATGTAATGCATTGCACTTGACTTGTAGTCAGGCCCTATAGATATCTTTCTGATGTCCATTGGGTACGATTACTTAATTACCTCCATAGATGGAATAGAGGTCTCTTCTTCTTTTTCTGTAATCTCCCCTGTGTCAATGTTGATGGATGCATTCTTGCCGTACACATCAATTAAAGATGCCTCCATTTGAATGTAAGACTGTTTTACCTCTTCAATTTTTTTAGCAATTGCGCCCTGATGCATTACCGTGTCTGCAAGCTGAATCTTTAGTGAGTTAAACTCCTGTACCAAGCCTCTAATAGTGGCTAATTCGGTTTCTGTTAAATGTGCCATTTTATTTAATTTATTTAAGTTAAGTGCAAATATATTATTTTTCTATCGATTTTATGCTATGGTCTTCCTCAATTTTACCCAAGACCCAATTCAAAGCTCTTCCAAGGATAGATAATGTATTAGTTAATTGGTTCTTTCCAAGGACACTACTTATAGTCTCATCAGAGTTTCCAAACCTATGCCCACCCACCTTTATCAAAAAGTCATTGAACAATTTAGATAGGTATGTATTAGCTCTTTGGTCTTCTGCCACAGCACACTTAAATAGGTAGCCGTCTACCTCCTTGTACCCACTCTTAAATAAAGTGAGTAGTATGGAGTATGTAAATCCAATTGGATATATAAAGTACGTTAGTACCCTTGCGGTTATAAATAGTATTAATCCTTTCATCGTCTTTTGCCTTGTCCTCTGTACTTTTTTTCAGGTGGATTGTTTTTTGAATGCACCCCCTTATTACTTTTCTTTGCCTTTACCTTTAACGGGCTTGTTGCATTGGTTTTTATCTTAACCATTGCCCTTTGCCTTAATATAGTAATATCTTATTGCAAATAATCCACTCGCAATAGCAATTAACCCTGCCAATAAACTTACGATAGGTTGTAGCTGTGTGCTAAAATGAGCAATTGTACTTACAACACTTGTAGTAAACAATGCATCTGCGGTAGAGTCACTTAAATTTGCCTTCATCTTATGTCAATGCTACAACCTCTACGTTTGCCTCTCCGTAAATCAATACTAAGTCATCGTACACTGCAGTTATCAAAAGAGTTTCAGCAGGTACTGTTTCAAATGCCTCTACAGGTAACTTTGCGTACGAGAAGGTGGTGTTAAAATCTGCAATACCCTGAAGAGGTTGCTTGCCATCGACCATTGATTGAATGCTTGCGTACACAAATGTTCCAATCTGTGCAGGTATTAATCCCTCTACTTGGCTTTTTACATCTGCATAGCCCTCTGCGATAATTACCGCTGACCCACTTGGAATTTCTACTCCTGAAGTCAAATTTACTGTTGTTTTTATTTTTATATATTTCATATTCTTTATTTATTTCCAAACTCCCGAAACTTTTATATTTGGTGTTGCAGTTTTCCATACTCCTGATACCTTTATATAAGCAGTAGCTTGTTTCCATACTCCTGCAACTTTTAACCAAAATATTGAGGATACACTTGATGTTCCTACTATTGGTAGTATGTCTAATTCAATCTGCGCCCCATCATATAATCTTCTTGTTGCCATTTTATGCTTCTGCTAATATTAATGCACCAATAATTGAAAAGTTTACTGCCGTAACAGCACTAAAGGTTAAACAAGCATCAGGATGAATTTCACAAAGTGAACCAATTATGCATCCTGTACTAACTGAATCTAAAGGCATTGTACCTGTTGCACTTTCAAGTGAAATCATTGATAGTGGTTTAAATAAACAAACCCCAAAGTTTCCTGCTGAACCTGTTGTGGCAGCAAGAGTTACTGACTCAATACTTCTTATGCCCGTATCCCCTGCTTGTAATGGAATAGGAATTAAAACACCTACTTCTCTATAAAAACCTCCACCGAGTGTTGTGGCAGTAGATGTTCTACTACTCACTCCCGATGAATTTGTGTAGCTTATTGTGACTGTTGTTCCTGTTGTACCAATAATGCTATAAACTACAATTCCTGCCATAACACCTTCACCCGATGTATATCTTGTAAGTGCTGCGGTTGGCAAGTTTGTTGTTTGAGGTGTTGTTAAAGTAGCATTCAGCCCTCCGCTAACATTTAACAAATCAACCACCATCATTGATGCTGCACTAAGAGTTGAAGTACTAACCCTTGCCCCTAACATTGTCAATCTACCTGTTGAAACTGCAGGTATATTACTTATTGATTGTAGAGAATTTTTGTCTAATGCAACGCTTGTCGTTGGTGTAGCAGGGGCAGGATTAAAAGATTGCCAACTTGCATTCGGTCTCAATATTCTTATTGTGCTGGTGATAAAATCCGCGACACGATTTTCTTTTAGCTTGTCTAAGTATTCGTTAAAATTTGTTAGTGCCATTACTTTTCTATTGTTGCTAATGAACCGAATATTTCAAGTGCAGTTCCACTATTAGGAATAAACATTAAAGACAAACAAGCATTAGGGTCAATAACGGGGATGCCTGGCAATCCTGTTGTGTAATCCCTCCACCCCATTGTCCCACCTGACCCAACAGGTATCCAAGCCAAAGGTTGTGCAATGGTTATACCAAAGTTTCCTGCCGTTCCCGTTGTAGCGGTTAATTGTATTTGCTCAATAGCTTGTATTCCACTATCTCCTGCGGCTAAAGGTATTCTCTGCATTCTTGATACTTCTCTAAAACCCGTATTACCTATGTTGATTGTTGATGTTCTACTTCCTGTCCCTGCTTGATTGGTATAGGTCATTGTAAGGGTAGTTCCTGTTGTTCCTATAATAGTGTAAATCTCATAAAATGCTATATTACCTGCGCCTCCCGTATTTCTTGTTAAAGCAGGACTTGGTGTTGAGCCTTGTACGGTTTGTGCTGCGGTTGAAGTTCCCGAAAGTCCGCCTATATGAAATAATCTATCGTATAATAAAAACACCCCTGAAGCATTCGGAGTAATAGATGCCCCAATTAAATGTTTATCTCTGCCACCACCTGCGGCAGTAAATGGGATTGC